AAAGACGTGACACTGCATCTCGGTGGTGCTGTAGTCCGCCCAAACCAGGTTTTCCTGTGCCAGACTTTTGACCCAATTTACCGCCTGAGTGGCCAGCACGTCATTATCATAAGGATACTGACGATTACACAGGATGACACCTTCGTGTACCAGAATCCATGCGCGCCACTTCTTGGACGGCCATTCATAGTCTTTGCCATTGTAGCGCCAAGACATGTTGTTCTTGGTAGACTTCAGGTAGGCGCAGATAACCATGGGACTATTCATCATTTCGACAGTACCGAAACGATAGCAGCCATATTCTTTCCAAGACATACAGCTGGACCAGTTGTTTGCGTTATCAGACGCAGTAGCATAATCCAGAGGATGGATAGACAGGCACAGTTCACCAGTCAGACGCTTCTGGTTCAGTACCTGAGAATGTGCGACACGGAAGTTTTCAAAGTCCTCTTCCATGTTGAAGATAGCACACACCTTGCCCAGAGCCTTCATCAGCTTCTGGCCGCGAGCGATATTGATGACGATTTCACCATCTTCGCTCGTCCACTTAATGTCGTCCGGCACGCGAGCATCAGTCAGAGTAGCGTCGTACGTCAGACGATACAGAGAATCTCTTACTCGACGGTCGGCATACCACTTCTTACCTTCGGGGGTATTATCGTAATAAGCGAAGGTATTGTCAAGGGGAATCATGCGGTCAACACGACGCCAGTATTCCTCAATGAAAGCAGCATAATCGCTGGTCAGCTTATTCATTTCAGAACGCATTTCGGCCCACGGACGGTCATAAGACACGGGAGTGCTGAGAATGAACTCTTCACCCATCAGCTTATACAGATTCTGCTTATTGGACTCCCAAAAAGCCAGAACCTTATCTGCAGGTGCAATATCACTTCGTTCAGGTTCGCCACCACAGTACAGTCGACGATAAGCGTCAAAAGCATCCTTATGAAGCAATTCTTTCACAATTATCACTTTCCTCTCTCAACCTTACATATATATTATATCAAAATTTTTGAGAAAAATCAACTAAGAGTTCTTAGTGACTATTGCCTGAGCCTCCTTTCTTTGAAATGTAATACTTCATTTAATCAAAAATCTGCGGGAGGATAGTTGAGTTCTTCGGCGATTTCGACGAGCTCCGACGGTGTCATATCGGGGTTTGACAATCTCGTCACGTATTCCAAGACGACGGGATACCCAAGAGTAGCCCACGCAGTGCCTACATAGTCGAGCATATCTCGACGGAACTTATCCATATTCTGATCCATATTATTCTCCTTTTTCGTGCATCCAAGATGCAGGACGATAAAAATCACAGGGAGTCGCTTCTTCTTCTACTTCTTCTCCCCATACTCGGCAATAGCACATACCATCTTCAGGATTGTCTGTGCCAACACTACAATGACAATTATAACAGCACTTAATCATATAAATCACTCGCATATTCGTGCAGGAAACTCTCGATATCTTCACCGAGATTACGGAGCCACTTAGATACGAGAGCACGGGTTTCCGGGGTACTAGATTCCAGTTCAGACATGATGTCCTCAACGGCATCAATGGTTTTTGCCATTTCATTTTTAGTCATAATCTTCTCCTTACCAGGTACAGAGCCACAGTACACAATTCAGTTCGGGCAGGTTTTCATGCAGATAGTCCATAACCAGCTTCTTCTGCTGCCAGGTTTCTTCATCTTCAGGATAGCATTCCATATCTTCCTCAAGATCTTCATAGGCATCTTCGTCGAAACGAATTTCCTGCCAAGAATCATTGTCGCACATTCTGCCGAACATCTCAATCATGTTCAGAGTGCCGGGTTCCATACCATACTTTTCTTCCACTTCGCGCGCGACTGCCCAACCATCCACAGTGGGTTTCATGATAATTTCCATGACATTCTCCTTTTTCTCTCAACCTTATATATATATTATATCAAAAATTTTATAAAAAATCAAGGGAGGGTTCCTAATGACTAGGAACTCTCCCTTGTTAATTCAATAGAGTAGTGCTATAACTGGATATAGGTATCCACTTATTATCGCAATATATCTACATAGTACCAGTATTTACGTCGAGGTGCATAATTCCATCAGAAAAATGCTCGTCGGCAAGCTCATGCATTACACGATAAAGCTATACTGGTTTATACTGTTTTATGCGTTCGGGGTCTGAGGTGCGGCGACGGGCTGATTCATCATGCCCATCATCACGAAAGGGAGCATATCGCTACCCTTTCCATCCTTCATGAGGAAGTACATCATCATGGGGTTGGACATCAGGTTGGTGCTGCCATTCTGATTCATCATCATCATGAGCATCATGGGATCCATATCCTTATTGCCCATCAGCATGAAAGGAAGCATGTTGCCGAAAGGTGCGTCGGCAGATGCGGTACCATTTACGCTGTCAAAGAGAGAAACAACCTTGGTTACGAAGTTGAAACCGAAGGGGCTCTTGACGGGATAGATGGTCTTTTCGGTAGCTTCACGGATATCCACTACAGTCAGAGTCTGGGCGTTGACTGCGGTAACGTACATCGGCACGCGGTTATGGACAACCACATCGCCGACTTTTACGTCCTTGATAGCGACGGGCATCTTGTATACGAATTCAGAGCCGGGCATACTGAGGACTTCTACGTCCATTACGCTCTTGTTCTTGTTGTCCCAGGACACATAGCGGCCATCGACACCCTTGATAGCCAGGCCATAGGTAGAAACGCGAACGGAATCAGTTACACGACCGAAATCAAAGTTAAACATGGAATTGGTGTTCATAATATCCTCCTTATTTTCTTCAGCGCATTTGAGATCGTTTATAGGGGCAAGGTGAACTTCTAGGTCGTGGCCCAGCTGTTCCACTCTCTTTTTTAGAAGTTCAATAGTTTCATTTAGAGCTTCATGTTCTTCATTGATATGGAAGTCGACAGTATTAGCAGCCATACGTTCTCTTCCATCGACATAGTTAAGTTTATCTTCCAGGTCAGCTTTTACGCACTCAAGCTGGTCTACTCGCTTTCGAATCTCATAGATATCGTTAGGAGTAGTGCCATAGGCGGACTGTTCCAGAGACTCGATACGACCGAGAGCGACATCACTAAGTGCTTTCAACTCTTTGGTACACTTATCGACTTTTTCTCGAATAGGATTGACTTCACTTTTGTATGCGGGCTGTTCAATCTGGATTGATGAACCGATATCAGCCCACAGATTGGGAATAGTAGTAGTAGAGGTAGTATTAGTGATTGCTTTAGAAGCCGCAGAAGTGGCGTCGGCTAAATCACCAATAGCCTGTGTTGCGGCAGTAATACCAGATGTCGCGGCAGCGATAGTAGAAAGACCCATATTTTCTTGTGTCCCTGCGCCCCACAGATGATTGAATAGCTGTTTGCCGGCTTCTCTCTGGCAGATGTATTCTGTTTCGAGTCTATCACCAAAGTAGAACTTAATAGAGCCCCACGGCTCTGTATAGTCTCTCTTGTCAGCGATAGTCAGCTGGCTATAGTCGCCGAGAAGCGCCTTAGCGCCCCTGATGGCGAGATCGCGCATTCGTTTCCAATCATCACGAGGAATTTTAGAACCTTTATAAGACTCAAGAGCCTTATAAAAGTTTTGATTAACGAGCGTTTTTAGCATATTCGGCAAGCTCCTGAGGAGTCATTTGGTCGATTTCTTCACGGGTCAGTGGGCGAGGACCCTTACCATAAAGAAGTTCATATTCCACAGGGATTTCTCCTTTCTTCATTTTCTATAAATATTATATCATAAATTTATAGAAAAGTCAATTAGAAGATTCTCTTGGCGAGATTGGATTGGAATTCCTTTCTCAACCTTACATATATATTATATCAAAATTTTTTGAAATTTTCAATTTAACTCTTCGCAGCGTTAGCTGCGAAGTTGACAACGATAAAAATTTTTGGTATAATATATATAGAAAATGAGCGAAGAGTTCATTTATCAAATATTTTATTTATAGGAGCGAACTATATTATGATGACTAATAAGATTATTTACACTCGTAAGATTGCTATGAAGTTGGTTGAGATGGGTCATGTGCCCGCAGGCACTATGCCGAACCCCAGCAAGCCCGAATTCCTTTGCTGGATTTTTGAGATTACTCCGAAGTTTGAAAAAGACCTTCAGACTGTACTTGGCGAAGCGACTCCGCGCAGCCGTTCGGTAAGTGTTAAGGTAACGGACGCCAGCATTGAATAACGTCGCACCCCGTTAGGTAAATTATCTACTATACTTCAGGTAAATGGGTAATAAGTGATAATTTTACTGATAGAGATTTGATATTCCCCTGATAGTCAGGGGGTGAGTAAGAAAGTTGGCTATTTAGAAAAGATTCCCCGCCGATACGGATCTAGAGAAGGAGATTACGTTTTTGAAAGATAAGAGTATTGATGCCGAGTTATATGCTTATCTACAATTCCTTTCTTATCCTATTGACGGGGCTACTGTCGTGAAAAAGAGAAATATGCCGTCGCAGGCTGAAATATGTTAGAAAATTGGAATTAAAAGTCCAAAGACATATAGGTCTCATTTGGCTATATTGATTGATAAGGGTTATGTTATTGAACGAGATGATGTTTATATATTGCCGGAAGTGGAAGATATTTATTTATTGCTGCCTTTGCCGACATTATAGTTTATCTTGGATACAGTAACGGACCCTGTTATCAAGATGTATATTTATTTAGGCTAGAGATGGAAGTATAAGCCTGGGTATATTTTCACTTAGGAAGAAGTAGCAGAGCATATAGGAATAAAGTTGGATGGTAATGCAGTCGCTCGGCGAATGATAAAGCATGGTTTGATAGCGCTATAGAACCATGGTTTGATTGCATTTGAATAGTTCTTTGATGGAAAAAGTCCACGGTATCGGCTACTGGGGTGGTCAGATGCTTATGTGGCTAGGGAGGCCGTACCTGGGGTAGTGGTTTGAAAAAATGATTTCAAAACGGCGGACCCGGGAGGGTCCACCGAAATTTGATTTCAAAATCTCAATGGGTAATTTTATCTACATACTAGGTGATGTTAGGTAAAATTTCTACCATACTTTAGGTAAAATTTCTACCAATATCTAAATAAACTAAGGGCTAACGAAATCCCTTCGGGCTTTCTTTATCCCTTACTAAATAAGGGGAAACGGTTCCCCTTCGGGGAACCGTTTCCCTAGGGTGAAAGGAATAATAGGTATGATTGAATTGATGTATGGAAGCCAGATTGAAGCAGAATTGTTGGGAACTGTCAAAAAGATGCCTTGTTATTTGGTGAGCAGAAAGGATTTTACTGAGTATTATGAGAAAGAGCATTTAAAAGATGCCGAAGGCATCTATTTCTGTCATGATACTAGTAATGGATTAAGAGCCCTTATTTATAAAGGTCAGGTAGTTGGCACAGTGAATGCTCGTAGCGGCAATATTACTTGGTATGATAAGCCGAAGAGTTGGGAAATGGTTTATAAGCCAGTAGAATTGCCGAAGAATAAGGTTGGGGTTATGACGGCAGAAAATTCTGTATTTTGTATCGAAACTAAAATGCCGCAACCTTATAAAGGGGACGGAGGCATCGCCGATGTCCACTATATTGATAGTATTATGAATAAGTTATTAGCTGAAGGCGAGGCCTTTAGGGCGAGCCTTCAGAAAGGAGATAGCAATGGCTAATATGTGTATTGGTACTTATAAAGGGCATTATATTTATAAGTACACAGTTGAAGAGTTTAAAGCTTTAGCGAAGAGAGAGCGCAATAAGGTTTATTTAGTTAATGGATATATGGTATTGAATGATGTGGTTGTCGGCAAATTCTCAGGATATACCATCAGTCCGGCAGAGGCTGGGGCAAATATTTATGATTTGTTTGGCGTGGAACGACCAGTAATGCCAAAGCCACGCAAGAAGCGTAACGTTGCGGTTCCTGCGGAACCACGGGAGGAGCCTGTTACTGATACTCTTGTTGAATAATAAAAAGGAGAGACCTTGATTGGTCTCTCCTTTTTTCTTTTTGGAGGAAATAGGGGAAATTGTGGAGGTGTCCTGGCCTCCGGCCACCTAGGTCAATTCTTCTCTTGACCCGTGTGCGTGACCGTCAGCATCAAAGAGATTTTACGAAATTCTTAAGAATCTCATCAGGGGATAGAGTCTGTTTCACAGGAACTACTTTTACTCTGCTCTTGCTAGCAGCAGGTGAGGAAATGCCGAACAAACTGGAAAGCAGTCCGCCAATATTTGTATCGCCCTTCTCAATCTTCTCTGCGAGTTCAAGAACCTGTACTGCCATAGTAGCCATCATGTCAACGGTTTCGGCGTCAAGCAGGTGATTCAAACCTTCCTGGTCCAAGCCCTGATTCTCTTGATTGATGTACTCACGAATGAGCCATGCCACGTCGCTCGCTTCCAATCCGTGTGCTAAGGTCTTGTTAGCAATTTCCGTAATGTAATGAGCACGTGCGGTTTCCGCTTCACGCTTAGCCTTTTTCTCGGCTTCTGCGGCCAAACGGGCTTCCTCTTCAGCCTTAAGGCGATTAACATGCTCCTGCTCACGCAACTTAGCGACGAATTCGTCTACACTCATGCCGCCTTCAGACACAGCGGCAAGAATCTTATTCATATCCATACGCGTATTGGTCTCCTTTATAAAATTTTCAAGGTTCAAGAAGGAGGGTCCTTCCCTCATCTTCTGTATATATTATATCAAAATTTTTTAGAAAAGTCAACAGAGGGAGCGCTGAAGCGCCTCCCTCTGAGCTTTTTTTAAATATTATATCATAATATTTAAAATTTGTCAAGGCGGGGCTCCCGCATTCGCGGTAGGCGGGGCCATATGGATAGGCCCAGGGTTTCGGGATTCAAGGTAAAAGGGGCCATATGGTTGCATTCAAGAGAAAATTTTGCATATAGGGTTGTGGAGCGGAAAACCGGCCGCGCGCGGCCGGGCAAAAATGCAGGATTGAGAAGTCAATCCTGCAAATTTCAATCCCCAAACTTAAGGTGAGTTCCAAAAAGCAGAGTCAAAATGCAACCAATGCCGAAGCAAGGCCACCACATAGGCGAAACGGCAAGCACACCGACTTGAGCCAGAATCCACCAGATACCCCACAAGCCCGCGCCATACAAAGCGCCAACCAGAGCGATACCAAAAGCCATGAGAAACAGAGCAATCAGGAAAGCGAAAATAATGTCCATGAAAAATCCTCCTTGTGTTTCGTGCCTCAGCCCCTGTTAAGGGTGCTGAGGACTTCGGTGATGTGTTCGGGGCAGAACGCCATGCCTGCGAACTTGTCCCATGCGTTTCGGTTCTTCTCTTCATCATCGAACAGGAAGCCAGAGCCGCAAACCTCATGCTTCGGGGTTCCATAGGGTACGATGTGAATTTCGTCCCAGGTCACGCTCGGCAGGTGCTTTGCCAGCCATGCGACCTTCGCTTCAGCGATTCGGCGGTCGTATTCTTCGGTGCTGACCTTCGAACACCAAGAGATGATGCCGATGCCGTAACCATGACGCTGAACGGCGTTGAGCTGTCGTGCCAGAGTGCTCATGCGGAGCATCGGTGCGGCTAGTTCGTAAGGGGTGGTCTGTTCTGCTCGGAGTGCTTCAAGCCATCCTTCTACTGCGTACAGGTCTGCGATAGTGCCATCCATGTCGAACCAAATCATCATCTTCATAAGTTTTAGTCTCCTTTGTTTTTCTTGTATTTATTATACCATTCTTTTTATCGTTTGTCAAGTTAAGGATTTGTTAAAGAATGTCAACACCCTGCCAGTCGGTAATGGTAAAATTGTAAAGGTCGGGATGTTTGTCGAGGAACTTGTGCATTGCTTCTTCCTTGTTTACGGCAAGCACATAGATTTTGTCGGTGTAGGTCCAGTGGGGATACGTTTCACGCTCACGCAGAACAGAGAACTCATACAGGGTCTTTTCGTGTGCCATCATCATCTTCATTGTTATTACCTCCTCTTGATGTATCCATTATACCACAGGGTCAGGGGTTTGTCAACCCCTTTTGCCCTGCTTTTTAGAATTTTTTTTCTGTTCGTCTCGGCACATCTGGACGAATGCCAGAACCATACCCACGCCCAAGAGAATCAAGAACTTCGGAGCGAATGCGCCCCACACAAAACCAGCCATCATCAGTACTACAGAAATCATTGCCATTTGTTTCAGCCCCTTTCGTTGATACTATTATAACACTTTCGGGAACGCAAAGCAACGACATCAAAAGCACGAAAATGCGACAAAATTATGCAAATCTCCAAAAAATCGCAAAAACCGCTCGTGGCGACCAGGCACGAGCGGCCAAATCAATAAAAATTGTTAAATTTTCGTGAAAATTGTTAATTTTTCTTCATTTTTCTATGTAAAATCCTCGTAAAATGTGTGTAAAATAAAAAAAGCCGGATTTTCCGGCTTTTTTCTTTACTTGGCCGCCTTCGGCGGGCGGTGCAGGGTCAACTGCACCGTGTAGTAGTTCCCGCCGATGTGGAAATCGACCTTCTGTTCGGGGTTCGTGACCTCGACCTGTTCGGCGTTGGCTTCAAGCATTGCCCTCAGCCATTCAATGACCATGCGCTTTTCCTCGTTGGGCTTGCGCGGCGCGCGCTTCTTGGCGGCTCCGTCCATGGAGTAGTTCGCAGGCTTTTTCTTGGCCTTGACCTTTTCGGCTCCGCTTGCCTTGGCCTTGGCGGTCAGTTCCTCGACCTGCTGGGCGGCATCTTCGGTGTCCTCGATGAAGGTCGCTTCGGCGAAGTCCCTGGGGTAGCCCTGCGCCATGTAGTCGTTGATGATTGCCATTGCATCCTGCTTGGCTTCGGATTCGGTCACGCCCATCTGCTTGGCGTACGCCTTGACTGCTTCGTTAAGATTCACAAGCATCAGCTCCTTTCGACACTATAAGTATAGCACTTTTTGGTCGGGTTGTCAACACATTCACAGAGATTTAACATTCCCATCAAGTGCATCGGGCCATCGTAAATCGGGATCTGTTCGGGCAGGCGGTTGAAGGTGAAACGGTCGGTCGGCACCCACGTTACGCCGGGCATCTTGCGGAGTTCGCTTCGGGTCATGTCCTCAACCTGATATTCGCCGACCTGATTATCAAACTCCAGCAGAGCCAGCACTCGGATGCTCTTGTAATTGTTCTGATAGTCGGGCTTCTTCAGTCGCTTCCACAAGTCATTTGCCGTGCCGATCTTCAGGTAGTTGCGGCCTTCCCAGTCGCGGAGCATGAACACGTAAAACCAGCTATGTTCCTTGGGGATTCGGGGAAAATCAAAGTCGAAGGGTTCAGAGGAGCCATTCCATGCGGTCACTACGTTGCAGGTGAAGTTCTTAGCCATTTTGTCGAGTTCCTTTCGTTTCGTTCAATAACATTATACAGCAGGTCGGGCAGGAAGTCAAGTTAAGTGTTTGTTAATCCCCCTGAGGGGGCGGCGCTTACTGCGCCGCCTTGAAATACGCCTTGCGCTTTTCCTCAGTTCGGATTACAGCCCCATCAAGCATGGAGCGGAGCAGGCTTGCAACCTTCTGGCTGGACTTGAACTTCTTCATCAGTTCAGGACAGGCTTCCATGAGTTCGGAAACCGTTACAGCCTTGCCAACGCTTCGAAGTGCTTCCAGCACTTCCTCTGCATCAGCCTTGGCAGAAACCTGCTTGGCGGTCGGCTTCTTCGGAGCCTGAGCCTTCTTGTCAAGCTGTTCGATCATCTTGGTGAGCTTTTCCACGATGTCGTCAGCGGAGTAGGTCGTGGTAGTCTTAGTGCCATCCTTGGCGGTGGTCACATGATCGAAGGTGAAGTCGGGGGACAGAGCTTCGATAGCAGCGGACAGAGCGATACGATTGGTGATGTTAGTCATGGTGTTTCCTTTCTCTCGTGGGTTTGGTAGGGTTTTCCTTCCCTTGATGTATTCATTATACCACCGAAGTGGTAGAATGTCAAGTTAAGAGTTTGTTAACTCGGCTCGGGGCTTCCGAAGTGCTTGCCCCTCTTGATGTATCCATTATAGCACAGTGTGCGGTGGATGTCAAGTTAAGAGTTTGTTAAGTGAGGGAAGTGGGATTCGAACCCACGGTTCCGATTCTGCTGGCGTCTTAACCTACTGGACTACCCGATCTAACCAGAGGGGGATGGGACTCGAACCCATGGTTCCAGACAGAGGGCGTCTTTACCAACTGGACTATTCCCTCACCGACATCTATAGTATAGCATACTCGGGCACAGATTGCAATAGGGTTTACAGACTCTTAACAATGAATATTTATACAGGTTTCGGGAATATTTATACACGATGCATGATTATACATTTTGATGTATAATTATGCATAGACCCCTGGTATCGCGAACTCCGGTCGTGGCGGATGCTAATGCGCCCGGCCACGACCGGCCAAAACAACAGCCCCAGGCGAACACAGGCGCTTGGGGCTGTATATTTATTCAATCTATATTCATCAATCACAGGGCGTCAGCCCGTGGGGTCTTTGTTTCTATTCATGCAGGATCATTCCCCTTTCGGTTACACCTGGGTTACCCCAGGGCGGTCATCAGACCGCCTTGAAGTAAGCCTTGCGCTTCTCTTCGGTGCGGACGACCTTGCCGTCCAGCATAGAGCGCAGGAGGGAAGCGACCTTCTGGCTCGACTTAAACTTGGTCATCAGCTCGGGCACAGCTTCCATCAGTTCACTGACGGTCACTGCCTTGCCGACAGACTTGAGGGCTTCGTAGACCTCTTCGGCTTCGCCGACTGCGGCAAGCTGCTTCGCAGTGGGCTTCTTGGGGGCGGCAGCCTTCTTGTCAAGCTGCTCGACCATGGCGGTCAGCTTGGCGACTACCTCTGCGGCAGAGTAGGTGAGGGAATCCTCGCCTGCGGTCAGGGTGAAGGATTCAGCGGACTTGGACAGGACTTCGATAGCGGTGGACAGAGCAACACGATTAGTCATCTTCAGCATAGTATCATACCTTTCTGGTTTGTGAGGTTTTCCTTCCTCTTTATGTACTCATTATACCACATTCCGTGGGGAGTGTCAAGTTAAGGGTTTGTTAATTCGCTTCGCTGGCTCGGAACCGACCATGGTGTGTTGGCCACCCACACCGCAAGCCCGCTCGGCTCAGCGTCTTGTGTTCCCCTCTTGACACTCTTATTATACCACAGAGTGTAGTGGGTGTCAAGTTAAGGTTTGGTTAACTCGGCGATCCCCTAGGTGATCGTCGGGAGTGCCTTGCCCTCCTGACATTTATAATTATAGCAGGTTTCGGGCAGAAATACAAGTCGGTAAAATCACCAAATTTTCAGCCAATTTTTTGTGCATCCTGCTCCTCGCGGAAACTCGGCTCGCGCGCGAGCACACGCGCCCGAGCGCGAGCCGCTAAAAAAAGAGGGCTTGCGCCCTCTTTATTCCTCCATGGTGTCGATGTCGCTCAGCATCTTCTGAATCAGCTGGACACGAGCATCCTTCGGCATCGTTTTGTATTTGTCTGCGATACGCTCATAGCTCAGAGGTTCGGTCATGTAGGGCTTCAACACCAAGCCATCACCATCGACATACATTTCCAGTGCATCACCTTCGCGCAGGTTGAGATTTCTACGGATTTCCTTCGGGATTACAATGCGGCCAAGTTCATCAAGGCGTCTTACGATTCCAGTTGCTCTCATAATGTTTTATTTCCTTTCCTTTTGATGTATTTATTATACCATGAAAGGGCTTGATTGTCAAGCCCTTTCTTTGTTAAGTTTTAGAGCAGGTTTTCAAGGTAGGCATTCAGGGCATCAAAATCTACCTTGTAGTAATTGCGCTTGGCTTCAATGGTAGCCAGTCGGTCGGGCAGGAAGTTCACGCTGCGGTTGCGGTAGTCCTCATTGCGAAAGTCGAAGCACTTCATCAGCGGGCCAGAAAACAGGACTTCGTCGGTCTTGTAGCGGTCTACGACTTCGCCCCATTCTACATTGACTTCCTTGGGGAAGGTTTCTACCCTTGCGATTACCACGAAACCATCTTCACGCAGGTTCTGGAGCGAATAGGGCTTGAACTCAACATCCAGCCAGCGGAAACTGTGGGAAGTACCTGCGGCGACAGCATTGGCAAGTGCTTCGGCTCGGCGTGCGTCCTCAAACTGCTGGGTGGTGAACTCGACGGGCAGGGAAGCGAACAGGTTGCGAGTGGCGTTGATGCGAGCGATGTTGATGTTGGTCATCTTCTTCATGGTGTTTTTCCTTTCTCTCTTGGGTTTGTTCAGTGTTGTCCTTCACTTGATGTATTTATTATAACATGGTTGGTCGGGTTTGTCAAGTTAAGGATTTGTTAAATCCTTAACTTGCTCGGGTCAATTTCCACGACTTCATCGGTACAAAGTACCGAAACCTTGCGCAGATAAAACGGGACGTAAATCGGCAGTTTAGCATACCACTTGTGGCAATTCTTCGACCATTCACGCCCGAGATACCAACGACCGAAAAGGTGAATGGGGTTGTATCCATGTTCCCGCAGACGCTCGATGCGGTACTCATCGCTAATTGCTCTTGACATGTTTACTTCTCCTTTACATAGTAGTTAATGTAGGCCGTCCAGCCTGCACCGATGGTCTTGCCTTCGACTCTGCCCTCATCAATGAGTTCGTGAACGTATTCCAGACAGGACACATGCCAGCAGTTACAGTAGTGACCGATGTCGCGGAGACGGATGCCATGCTTGCCAGACTTCTTGATTGCTTCGAAAACCTTTTCTTTCATGTTGTTTCCCTCTCTTTCTGAATCTATTATACCATCTTGGAGGGGTTTTGTCAACCCCTCCGCAGGTTAACTGTTTGTTAACCCCAGATGGTGTCCTCGCTCTTGCGAGTCTGGCATACGCCAAGGTAGATGTTGTTGTCGTCTTCCATGTAGGTGACGGTGGGGCCATCCCATTCAAAAGTGGCCTTCATGCGACGGGCGAGGCTCTTGCCTTCTTCGGTGTTGGGAATGGTGTAAACGGTGGTCTCAGTAAACTTCATGGTGTTGTCCTCCTCTTGTTGATGTATACATTATAACAGGTTTCGGGATATTTGTCAAGAGGCAAAAATGCACAAAATGCAGAAAATTTTTTTGTATATCCTGCTGCGTTGTGAAATACCGCTCGTTGCGGATGCTGAGGCGTCGGCAACGCGCGGACGGAAAAAAAGAGCCTTTCGGCTCTTTTACTTCAAGAGGTTGGAGCAATCGATTTCACAGGTGGTATTTGCCCATACCAGGGTTTTGCCGCAAATCGGGCAGGTGGTATAGATTGATCCCTGAGAGGTTCGGTGCTCCTCGTTGTGAGTTGCAATATATTCGGAAGTGCAGATCGGGCAGGTGTACTTGTAGCCATGCAGGCGTCCATCTTTAATAATGATAATCACAGTGTTTTCCTCTCTTTCATTTGATGTATTTATTATAGCATAGGTTCGGCGATTTGTCAAGGGGTTTCAGAAACTTTTTTTATTCCTGCCCTTCGGGGTGAAGGGCAGGGATGTCAAGGAAGGAACGGCTTACGATGTAGTCAGCCATGTGAACAGCTCGGTCGATGTTGGTGAAGGGCTTATCGTCCTTTTCGGTGGTCCACTGTCCCATGTGGCTCTTGATTGCCATGCCGATGAAGGGGGAGAAGGTCAAACCAGCTTCGGCACAGAAGGTTTCCCAGTTGATGGCGGCGTTCTTTGCGTGGTCGGCGTACTGGCTCTTGTCCATCTCTGCGCCCATGCCGTACTTGCAGGTGTCGTGCATGATTGCGGCGGCGTAGGCGTAATCCTTGTAATCTTCGGGCATGTAGGCGTAACTGCTGAGCTTCAAAAGCTCGTCCAGCATCATCACAACCGCCTTGGTGTGTCGTACCAGACCGCCTTCGCCCTGCGAGAACTTGGGGTGATACTTGCCGGAACTGGATGCGCCGATCTGGAAAAAGTAGGCAGGAACGGCAGTGTTCATGTACTCGGTGACTGCGTTGCGAAGGGTTTCATTCTTGATGCGTGCGATTTCGTTGGTGAACATGTGGTGTTTCCTCTCTTTCATTTGATGTATTCATTATACCACAGGGGCTTGGACTTGTCAAGTCCCTGTTGTGTTAAGATTTAGCGACACTTGGCGCCGCACTTTACATAGGCGTTAACCTTGCGTCCCTCGAAATACTCTTCGGCGGTGATTTCCTTGGCAAACATCGGCATCTTGCCGTGCTTCATGCCAGGCATTTGCTTAGCAAAGTCCATTGCGTCAATCATGCTCTTTGCCTTTACATAGAAGCAACAGTCCAGACGGTAGTACTTGCGACCAGTGTGGCCACGTTCCATGGATACCTTGTAATACTTCAACATTGTTTTGTTCTCCTCTCTTGTTTGTAAGTCTATTATACCACGGTCAGAAGGGTTTGTCAACCCTTCCAACCGTTAAGGTTTTGTTGCGTTTCTGTTACATCGGGCACCCACACATCAACAGTGACTTCGGCGCTCCAGATGTTGTCATTCTCTGCCAGACTATCACGGGCATTATTGTCGCAGGTATCGTGCCAGCGCTCCAGTGCTTCCTGCCGTTCATCGGCGGTCATGTCAAACAGTTCTCGGATAGTGTATTCAGCGGCCAGCCAGTCATTGAATTCCCATTCATCTTCGAGAAGTTCTTCGATCTTCTCTTCCAGTCGTGCCTGATACTCTTCCTCGTTGAGAACTTCCTGATTGTTGTAGTCCACGTAGACAGTGATGTTCCTCTTGACGTATGCCATGTTGTTTGCTCTCCTTTGCTTTTCTTGTCTTTATTATACCATGCAAGATGGTGGAAGTCAAGTTAAGTGTTTGTTAACCAATCGGCCAGATTTCTTCTTCGCCATCCATCCAGACACGCTTGCACAGTGTGCCATCTTCGTTGGTGTAATCATCGTACCAGATACAGCCCACCTGCTGGCTATCAATCCAAGTCCACTTGTTTTCCATTGCGTTCCCCTCACTTTCTGTATACATTATAGCACGTTTCGGGACATTTGTCAACAGGTAAAAATACACAAATTTTGCACGAGATTTTTGTATACCCTGCTCTATTGCGAAACACCGCTGGCTGTCGAAGCAAAGCGCCCCGTCAGCCAGCGGGCCAAAGAAAAGCAGGTGCTCAGCGCTTGAGCACCCAGTCGGGGAGGTTCTCCCAGAGTCGGGAGAGGTGGCAGGTGACCACCGTGGAGCGTTTCCACTCCGTATCGGCCCCATCCCAGAAGTACTGGTAGTGGTCGACGGTGACCATGTCACCGTGGAAGGAGACCTTGATGGTCTCGTGGCTGGCCAGCCAAGAGCCGCAGCCAGCGAAGAGGTAACCGGGACGGCTTTCGAAGCCGTAGGCAGCGAGGGCGTTGATGATGTTCTTCATGGTGTGTACCTCCTTGTTTGTTCCCTTTCGTTGATACTATTATAACACGGTTTCGGCAGTTTGTCAAGCCCTTTTTGAGGGGGAGGAAGAATTTTTTTTATTCTTCCTCGTAGGCCCCTTCGATGTAGGGGACCACCTTGAACTCGGTGGTCTCCCCACAGGCCTTGGCACCTCTGCGGTACCAGCCGGCGGACTTAACCGCCTTGACGTGGGAGGGGGTCCGGAGACCAGTGGACTTCCACTGGGCGGAAGAGGAACGGCGGAACAGGATTTCGTAGAACATGGGGTGTACCTCCTTCATCAGGGCTCTTGTCCCTTGCTGTTGTATACATTATACCATAGCCCCACCCACATGTCAAGCACTTTACAAACACTTAACATAGGTTTCGGGATTGCCCATGACCTGCTGTGCGCCAGCTTTTCCATTATTAATTTCTTAACACAATCTTAACGCGCGATTTCGGCGACCCCTCGAACCTCTTCGGCTATTACGATTATAACACAAAAAGGGGTTGTTGTCAACCCCTTTTTACAAATTTTTTGATTCAGATACAAAGTATTTTGCATCGTAACTCTGTAACAGTTTCTTAACATTCAGGCTGTCCTGCTGAGTCGGGCAGTAGAAGTTAAACAGGAAATACTTTTCGATGTCTACGTAATTGTAAGTCAGTCCGTAGTATTTACAATCTTCTAACATCTGCGGAGCCTGCTCGGCAGGGATGGTGACTTCTACTTTCCAGAGTTTATCTTTTCTTGCCTTTTCCTCAAAGTACTTGACAACCCACACGCCCACCAGATTACACAGGGCAACGATGCCAGCTTTCCACCACAGGGGCAGTTCGCACAGCATGTAAACTGTTACGATTGTGTAAAGTCCGTAGGCCACGGCGTTGACAACTGCGGCGGCAGTCTTGCCGCATTTGATGGTTGCGATGCTCTTGATGGTCTGAATGATTACGTTGGCGATGTTCAAAAGGATGAAGGTTAAAAGCAGGTTCATTCAGTTGTCCTCCTCTGTTTCGTAGTGAGTCAAGATGCCAGCATCATCGTAAAAAGCCTGGACGAACCAGCCATCCACCCAGATATCGAGTTCCGTTGAGTCTGCTTCATGACCGATTGTATACCATTCTACAGCTTCGCTCAAATACTCTACATTATTTTTACGGAGCCAGCCGACCATCTTGCTGTGGTTCTTCTTTTCGATTACCTCTTTGACTTTTTCGAACATTGTGTGTTTCCTCTCTTTCTTTTGTTGTATTTATTATACCACAGGAAGGGAATTAAGTCAAGTTAATTCCCTGTTACGTCGTAGGTGGTGAACTCAGTGCCGAACCAGTCTTGCTTGACAGTTGCTTCAATTTCAATCAGGTCGCCGATGCTGTATCGTGCATAGGTGCTTGCGCTTACTCGGTCAGCACCTGCTTCATCACCATCACACCAAAAGATGTGATATTTGGGAGCACTGCGATACTTTTCGGTAACTGCCTTGTCGGTGATTTCAGCGTGGAAGGAATAAGTCTCAACCTCATGGATGCCGATAGTGAACCATGCCAGAAAAAAGATTGCGATGGCAATGAAGGTGAAAAAGATGATGTCGCCGATGGTTCTGAAGATCTTGTTTTTCATGATGTGTTTCCTCTCTCTCGTTTCTTTCTGTATACATTATACCATGGAGAAGGGGTTTTGTCAACCCCTTATTTGAAAAATTCTCCACAATCTTTGCGACGCTTACCACACTTGAAAGCGCACAGGCCATGCTCCATGAGTTCTGCATAGAAGGGATCATCATAAGAAACCTTGAACCATTCGGTTTTCTTACCGTCTATGCAAGCGGTTACCATCTCATAGCCACGAGCAACGATTTCAGCATGGAACATCTCTTCAACCTTGCGCTTGCTGGATACTCGGGTTTTTACATGACTGATGCAACGAACTTCGGGGTTGTGCGTGGTGTAGGCGTAAATGCGGGTTTCCATATCTTTGGCAAAGCCTGCCTTGAAGGCGGCGTGGTCTCTCTTCTCATCCATCATCAGGTAAACATTGTACATCATTGTTAGTCTCTCCTTTGCTTTGGGCTCTTGCCCTTTCGTTGATACTATTATAACACAGGTGCACGCACTTGTCAACCCTTTTTTGAAAAAAACTTTTTTTTATTTTTTTTCAAAAACCTATTGACAAACAGGCTTTGCTGTGGTATACTATTATCAACAGGTGAGGGGAACACACCAAGCCGAGAAACCAAGCGCGCAGGAAAGATTGGCGAAGCACCCAGTTCCCACGACCACCGCCCAGAAACAGGTAGTTTAGCTAGGTTAGAACATCCCGACAGGGAAGAAGCCGTTCAAATCGGCCCTAGGGCATAGGGGTCAGCCCCATTCCATACATCCACGGCGGCGAGATTCCGCCCGCGCAAGCGAAGACGAGAGTGGCTCTGTTTTGGGATGGGGCTTAATTTATTTTTAACAAAGATTTTACATGTTAATTTTCTGTAAGGTATAGTGTTGCGCGAATCAGGGCCGCGCACGGGTGTTGAGGCGCCCGTGCGCGGCCCTGCGAAAAAAGAGGCAGCTTACGCTACCTCTACTTTAATGGGATGCCACCCTTGATTGACCAATGCGTTACGCAGGTCGGCAGCCTGCCATGCCTGCCATGCCTGTGCCTCGCTGGTGTAAGGTTCGATTCCTCTCAGTCCACTACGACTCATGATGTACCACATTGTGTTGTTCTCCTCTCTTGTTGTTGTACTTATTATACCACAGTGAGAGCCTGTTGTCAAGCCCTCACTGTGTTAAGTGTTTGTTACCATGCCATCAGTCTCAGCTGACGAGCTTCTTGTACGGAATAGGTGCGCTTGTGGATGAATGCTTTCTTCAGGCCTACGACTTCATCACTGTGCATTTCTTCTTTGGCGATTGCTTTTTTCAAGCTTTCCAAAGAACCACGAGTGATAATAGAACGCCATTCACCGTATTCTCCATTGTTGTAGTGATCGTATTTGGTAAGAGTTGCTGCGTACATCATTGTTGTATTCCCCTCTCGTTTCTTTCTGTATTTATTATACCACGGAAAGGCTTGTCTGTCAAGCCTTTCCTTTGTTAAGTGTTTGTTACGCATTGAGTGCGAGCTTCTTTAAGAACTGCGTGTAGGTCAGGGAGAAGAAACGCTTGCCGTTGATGTAGTCGGCGATCATGGCGATCTGTTCCTCGCTGTAGGTCAGGCCCCAGAAGTCACACCAGTTGGCGAGCTTCACAGTCAGGCTGCCCTTGCGAACTTTGTTCACATCGCTCTTCATGTCATCCAGAGCAAAGGGATTGTTGAAATACTTAACCTGCTTGATGAGGTAGACTGCGATGTTGTTCTTATCCATTGTTTTTCTCTCCTTTGTTTTTCCCTTTCGTTGTACTTATTATACCATGGGTTTCGGGATTTGTCAATAGGTTTTTGAAAATTTTTTTGAGAAATTTTTAGGGAAAGGCTCAAGCCTTTCCCTTTGGGGGTCGATGTGCGGTGAGCGTCACGCTGTAGTGTACGCCGTTCAGGTGGAAGTCGATCTGCCGTTCGGGATTGATAACCTCGCAGTTATCGAAGTCGGCAAGCGTGTCTTTCAGGCAGTCGATGATCAGGCGCTTGTCTTCATTGGGTTTGCGCTCTCTTGTGCGCTTGCGCCCGTAGGCATCTACGCTGTGTTCGCCTGTGCGGAGGGAGCCATTTTCCTTTGCGCCCTTTGCCATCTCTTTCATCTCGGGGGTTTCAATGTCCTCACGATCTTCCAGAATAGCCTGTTCCGCTTCCTCTCTTGTGTCGCCCAGGTTCATGAATGCCTGGATCTGTCTTTCCTCTTTAGGGGTGAATTTGATAGCCATGTTATCCCTTCCTTTCAATAACATTATACCACAGACAGAGGGGCTTGTCAAGCCCCTTTCTGTAGTTTTTTAATCTTTTTATCTACGTTATTTCTCTTGTGTACAAGTCTGTTATACTTGCGTTGTCTGCGCTTGCGCTTGGCCTCTTCTCTGCGTGCTCTCCATACTCTTGCCCACTCCATAGGAATAGACTTTACTACATAGCACACATTGCTGTTCTTGTTGCGTGCGTTGTACACCTCGCATACAGCGTAGGCATTGCGCTGAGTGAGGAAGACGCCTGCCCTAGTGAGGCAGCAGTCTGCCCCTGTGTCCTTTACTACAAGATACATTGTGTATCGCTTCCTTTCTGTTAGCGCAGAGCCAATGCCTGCGCTTCGGTCATGCGGATAACAGTGAAGTGTTCGCCGCTCTTGCTCATTCGACGATAGCCCCACTTCCTAGCAAGGCGCTCAGTGTAGTGCATAGAGTAGCGGATGCCGCGCGGAGTGGTGTAAGGTACTACGTAAACAGTCTTCATGGTGTTGTTCCCCTCTCGTTTGTTTCTGTATACATTATACACCACAGGGGCGCACTTGTCAATGAGTTATTTGTTAAGAATGTGTTAACAATATTTAACAAACATTTAACATTTCGGGAAAGTAGGGGTTTGGTCAGTTTGTTAAGTTTTTGTTAAATTTTTGTTAACAACATGTTTTCTGTGGAAATCTGGGGCTACGATGGCCGCCTGCGGGCGGGCGTTTTTCAGAGGCCGACAATACATTGTATATTTTTTCTCGAATAATAGAGGGGGGGTATGTTTCGGGATAAAAATTATTTTAACATTGAATTTACATTATGCCTGGTCCATTCTCACACTAAATCATTTTTCGTTTTCAGATCACGGGCTTTTTCCAAAATCTTAATTAACGTCAAATCACCATACTCGTTGTGAGGAATGCGCACCAATGGCACTCCAATGTCCATACACCACTCGGTTTTAATTTTGTCTCTTTCTTGCTGATGTACAAAAGTTTCTTCTCCACCCCAAATTTTCACTGGCGCGGCATGCTGATAACCATCGAATTCAATGACAAAAGCTAATCCTTCTTTTCCAAATACAGCAAAATCAAAAGCGTATCTCTGTAATCCTTCAAAACGATATTGTTCTTGAAAATTCAATCCACCCGCTTGAAGCAATTCACGTATTTTAATTTCGCCTCTCGATGAATGATGACAAGCTACACAAGTATTCTGTCCACTCTTTAGATGATCTGCCTGAATCTGTTTTTCTAAGCCACATCTCACGCAACGACATTTCCAATAACATACATGACTACGATTAATATATCCGATTCGCTCTAATACTTCGAAATCGCCATATTTATCTCCCACTTCTACTTTCTTGCGTTTGCGCAGTCCAAGAGAACAAGGTTTACAGGAAATTGCCGTTTGACCATTAAGCTTATCAATACGTACACTTACAGTATTACCACAAAGTTCACATTTACATAAAAAATACTTATTTCCATACTAGGCCGTTTTCACTGGATCCGGCCCTAACACTGTTAAAAATCCACTTTTCTTACCAACCATTACAACCTCCAAATTCTGGACACCACATTACACATTGTCCGTCCGGTCCTTCACATCCAAGAGCCTCAATCGGCAAATCATGGTTTTTGCAAAATTTCTCATACTCGCCCCATCCGCAATTCCATAATACATGCTTCGAAACAAATTCATTTTCGGCACGTCTATAAGCATCCTTCTCTTCTTGTGTAGAAGGACGAATATTCGGGTCTTTTGGCTCATGATACTTAATAGTCGTAGAGCCATCTGGATTTGTTGTCCATGTAGTAATATTCTTATACCACTCCGAATCTTTCTTAAAAGGATTTTCAAGAGTAGTAGTTCTGTCCCATTCTTCTCTAGCATGAAATACTACCGCATTCACGCCACTAACTACAATAGGTTTAAAAGACATCTATATCGTAATCCCCTCTCACGGCAACCCAATCGCCGACATTAACATGCATTGTCTGCCACTCGTGAAGCCGAACTTCTCTCCACTTGCCGTCTCGCTCAATTCGAATATACCAATAGCCCGGCTTATCAACCATTCTGTGGCCATCTGCCATGGTGATAATTTCTCTGGGGTGATACTGCTCCAAGACAACCTCACCTGTAGACAGGCGTGGGTCATAATTGGATAAATCACCTATCGCAAAAGTAAGGAGAGTGGCTAACATAATCGCCACGACAACCATAAAAACTGGTACAAAAATTTTACTTGTACGGCTCATTCTATGCGTATCCTCCTTGGTAGTCCTGCCAGATACCTTCGTCGCCAAAATACATTACAGCATCTTTCATATTATATCTATCGCCGACCCAAAAAGTATACCACTGAGCCGGGCTTACATATTTGGTCCAACGGCAACCATCAAGGTCATCAATGACAAACCAGTAAACGCCACCATGATTCTGACCATATTCATCAATATAGCCAGTTACCATACCCTTGTCTACGATAACGCCAGTGTCATTGCTACTACCAACAAGCAAACCACAAACTCCCACAAAAATACAAATCAGGCCTACAATTAAAACTACCCATTTCATAGTATTTACCTCTTGTTTCATTTTCTAAATATATTATATCAAAATTTTTTAAAATTTTCAAATTGAAGATTCTTGACACGAGAAAAAATTTTTGTTATAATAATACTAACGAAGGAGGTTGATTATTATAATCAAGTTAGATTATACGATCGAGTCTCCGGAAGAGCGTAATAAATTAGTAGAACAGATTTTAGCTGAAACTCCCGACCCGAGTGAACAGTATCTTGAAATTCTTGCTGATTATTTAGTTCTTTGTATGGAGAAGCAAGAGCGTAGAGAGAGAAAGATTCTTACGGATAATAGAATGGCTACTATTAATAAACGTGAGACATCTTTTGAAGGTCTTATCGGGCAGTTAGAAAATGGCGAAGATGGTATTTACAATTTAGTAACGAACGATAAAAATATTATATTTCAACCTAAAGTAACTATTACAAAACAAGATATTGAAGAAATTGCGCCTTTACGACAACTTAAAGAATCAATAGCTAGATGGGAAGAGTTGTCAAAGACTGCTACTGGACGCGCCGCGTTTATCGCGAAATCTACACTCATTGAATTACGTAAGGATTAGTATATTATAAAAAATGCTTATCGTAAACCAATTGTTTTTACTCGATTAACACGAAACACAAGCACTGGAGTGTCGCTCCCCTGGGATGAGTGGATTGATGAGAATGGAGATATACAATATTCCGGTCTTTCTTTTTTGAATCCCGATATTATTAGTTTAATTTTATGTAATTATTCAAAACTAAAAGAAGATAGTTGGGATTAGTTCCAAGGGGATACTTGGTACATGATGCTGGATTTTGATAATATTGCCGAAAAAGCATTAGCAAGTTTCCCTATGTATCGCCGCATCGTTGAATACAAGGTCGATGGATTGTCCAATCTGACTATTCAAAAAGCAATAGAAGAAGAATTTGGCTTCACCCATTCCATTGAATACATTAGCTCTTTATGGCGTAATAAAATCCCAAAACTAATTGCTTCTGCCGCAACCGATGAATGGCTCCTTTGGTATTATACTGAAAAAGAACGTGGCCAATGGAAGCGCTGTACTCGCTGTGGTCAAGTTAAGTTAGCCCATTCACGCTTTTTTTCCATAAATAAAACATCTAAAGATGGATGGTATAGTTTATGTAAGAAATGCCGCAACTCCAAAAATCGTAAAAAGGAGGGCTAATTTATGGCAGTTGGCAATAATACTTATTACTGTAAAACTTGTAATAGAACTATGGATGAAACTTAGTTCTATACTTCAAGAAGATTAGACCGTTATCCAAATGATGGTAAGATGCCCGAATGTAAAAAGTGTCTTACTCGCCATGTGGATAATTGGAAACCTGAAACTTTTAAATGGATTCTTGAAGAAATTGATGTTCCCTACATTGAAGAAGAATGGACCAAATTAATGAGTAAATACTGCACTGACCCTTCCAAGGTCACTGGTATGACAATTCTTGGTCGCTATCTTTCTAAAATGAAATTGACCCAATTTGAAAATTATCGTTGGGCTGATACAGAAACTATTTAGGCTCGTTTAAATGCTAGTAAAGCCGAAGTAATGACTCGCCAAGGTTATTCAACAGAAGAAATTGAGGCAGCCATTGCGGCAGGCAATGGTATTGAAAAACCTGAAGGTTGGGACACTTCGCCATCGGCGGTAGATGCTCCACCTCCAATTGATGCTTTTGAACCAGTTGATTTTAATGATGACCTTACAGAAGAAGATAGAAAGTATCTTGCTATCAAGTGGGGAAAAACTTACAAACCCTATGAATGGGTTCAATTAGAAAAATATTATCAAGAAATGATGGCATCTTTTGATATTCAAACGCCATCTCATGAAGATTATTTAAAACTTATTTGTAAAACTTCTATTAAGGCGCATCAACTTATTGACTTAGGAGACATTGAAGGCTTCCAAAAGATGTCTAAAGTTTATGATGCTTTAATGAAATCTGCTAAATTTACAGCAGTATAGAATAAAGCTGAATCTGGTGAGTTTGTAAATTCTATTTCTGAATTGGTTCTCTTGTGCGAGAAAGAGGAAGGATGCATTCCTCGTTTCTATACAGATAAACCAAAAGATAGAGTAGATGAAACACTTGCCGATTTGCGTGGCTATACTAATACTCTTGTTACCGAAGAAATGAATTTGGGTAATCTTATTGAATCTGCTTTGAAAGCACTACAGCGAGAAGCTGAACGTGAAGAAGATGAAGATATTGATGACGATGATGAAATTTTTGATATGGATAATATTGATGATTTAAAAGATAGCGATTTTGAAGAACATTACGACTTTTTGGACGATGAAGCCGAAGCTGACTTCCTTGATATGCAAGATATATTAGAGGAGGAATGATAAATGGCTTTATAGGATTTATTAAACCTTTCACAAGATAGATAGAAAATTGGATTATCAGAAGAACGAGTAAGGGCTATTATTCCTGTTGCTCGCGACTATATTTCTTACTGGCGTGAATATCCAGATATGTTCGTCGACTTTATGGCGGGTAAGTGGCAAGCCAACCCGCCTAAAGAGACGCTTAATCTATTCTTCTACCAGCGAGTATTTTTGAGAGCCGCTATGCGTTATAAATACGTATATGCGGTTTTTCCGCGTGCTTATTCTAAATCTTTCCTTGCCGTTTTGATTCTTATGACTCGTGCCGTTTTATATGCCGGCTCTAAGTTATTTGTAACATCTGGTGGTAAGGAACAGGCTTCTGGTATTCTAAAAGAAAAAGTATAGGAAATTTGTACTTTGGTGCCGGGCTTCGCAAAAGAGATTGATTGGGGCCGTGGTAAAACTTTGGAAGGTAAGGATTATTGTAAGTATATTTTTAAAAGTGGTTCTTATATTGATAACTTGGGCGCTTCTGAAAAATCAAGAGGTAAGCGTCGTCATGGCGGACTCGTTGAAGAGTGCGTTGGTGTCGACGGAACTATTTTGAACGAAGTTATTATTCCAGTTATGAACGTTTCTCGAAGATTGCCCGATGGCACTTCTGATGATAATGAAGTTCTTAATAAGAGCCAAATCTTTGTTACGACCGCAGGTTGGAAGAATACTTTTGCTTATGATAAACTTATTCAAATGCTAGTTGGTTAGATTACACAGCCTGAAAAGTTCTGTATTATGGGTGGTACTTGGCGTATTCCTGTTCTTATGAAATTACTTGATAAGAACTTTGTGCGCGACTTGAAATTGGACGGTACATTTAATGAGTCCTCTTTTGAACGTGAATATGAATCTAAATGGTCTGGTACTATCGAAGATGCATTCTTCCGTGCAGAACAATTTGACCGCAACCGCATTCTACGTCAGCCTGAATATGAATATTCCGGACGTTCAATTAAATCGGCATATTATGTTCTGTCTGTTGACGTTGGCCGAAAAGGTTGCGATACGGTAGTTTGTGTATTTAAAGTAACACCTTAGACTGCCGGTGTGTCTATTAAAACATTGGTAAACATTTATACACTTCACAATGAACACTTTGAAGATTAGGCTATTGCACTCAAAAAACTTTATTATAAATATAAGGCGCGTCGTATTGTTATTGACGCCAATGGTCTTGGTATTGGTCTTGTCGACTATATGGTAAAATCTTAGATGGACCCAGATACGAATGATATTTATCCTGACTTTGGTGTAGAAAATGATCCCGATGCTGAATATAAAAAGTTCCGCACAGATGCGTGTGAATATGATGCTATGTATTTGATTAAAGCTAATGCGCCAATCAATACTGAAGCTCATGCCAATGCGTAGACGCAACTTTCCTCTGGTAAAGTAAAAATGTTAATAGATGAACGTGTGGCCAAAGTAAAATTGCTTGGAACTAAACGCGGTCAAGAAATGAAGCCTGAAGAAAGGGCGGAATATCTTAAACCATTTACCCTTACCTCCATATTGAAAGAGGAAATGATGAATTTGCGTGAAGAAAATGAAGGCGTAAATATCATCTTAAAGCAAGCGAATAAAGGTATAAAAAAGGATAAATTTTCTGCTTTTGAATATGGTTTATACTATATTAAATAGGAAGAAGATAGTAAAAAGCGTAAACGAAAAGGAAAAATATCTGATTTTATGTTTATGAATTAAGGAGGTCCCTCATGAGAGCATCACGAGGAGAAATTAAAATTCAAGAGATACTCCAATAGTCTGGCTTGCGATTTACAATGGAACAGTCATTTGAGGGACTGAATAGTTCTAATGGTCGCCCATTGCGTTTTGACTTTTGCGTTTATGATGATGATGGCAATATTGATTTTTTAATTGAATATCAAGGTAAGCAACATTATGAGCCAAGTCAAAAATTTGGAGGCAAGAAGGGTTTCTATTAGTAGCAGTTTAATGATAATAAGAAGCGTCGCTTTTGTGCATTGAATGAAATTACTTTAGTTGAAATTCCATACACAGAAGAGAATCTTATTTCATACGACTATATTTTAGAAAAAGCTGGTTATTGAGGAGGTGTGAAAATTGCGAAGAAGATAGGATGAAATCCGAGCAAAAGGATTTTAGATGACACCTCGCCCAATAGACTATGAAGGCCCCATGTCTTCCATGGATTTCGCCAAGATTAGAGTTGGTCTTTAGACTCTTGATGATGCTATTTTGGATCTTGGTAGTTTAAAAAAGGGTAATGTCCGTTATACAAATAAGAATACAATTCTTAAGGCTTTGGCCGAAAGAGATTATCCATTGCTACGAGAGATTTCAGAATACTGGTTTGAAAACAGTGGTATTTATGAACGTCTTTGTAAGTATTTTGCTTATCTATATAGATATGACTGGTATGTTGTTCCTTATGTTGAGGATGACAGCATTAAAGAAGATAAAATACTTGCTGAATTTAGTAAAGTGCTAAATTATATGGACGCTTCAAATATAAAATACATGTGTGGTAATATTGCCCTTGAAGTCGTAAAGAATGGCTGTTATTATGGCTATATTGTAGACAGCGAAGGTGGTATTACTATTTAGCAATTGCCGATTGGATATTGCCGCAGTAGATACTTTGTTGGCAATCAGCCCGCAGTTGAATTTAATATGAAATTCTTCGACGATAAATTTCCAAACCTTGAATATCGCATGCGCGTATTGAAAATGTTCCCGCCAGAATTTGCTAAGGGTTATGTTCTTTATAAAAAGGGTAAACTCAAGGATGAAGATGGAACAGGTTCTGATGGATGGTATCTATTAGACCCAGCTTGTGCGATTAAGTTAAATATTTGCGGCACTGACTATCCTATGTTGGTTAATGCGATTCCATCTCTTTTGGATTTGGATGCCGCGCAGGATTTAGATCGTCGTAAGACAATGCAGAAACTTCTCAAAATTATTATTCAAAAATTGCCGCTTGACAAGAATGGCGATTTGATTTTCGACGTTGATGAAGCAAAAGACATTCATAATAATGCCGTTCAAATGTTAAAGAAGGCAGTTGGTGTTGACGTTCTTACTACTTTTGCTGATGTAGAAGTTGCCGATTTGGCTGATAAGAATACTACAACTTCAACTGACGATTTGAATAAGGTTGAACGTACTGTTTATAATGCTCTTGGCGTTTCACAGAATCTTTTCAATACTGATGGTAATATCGCTCTTGAAAAGTCTATTCTTAACGACGAAGCATCTATGAGAAGTCTTATTTTACAGTTCTAGAATCTTTTAAATAAGATTGTTAGACATAAATTCCCTGGGAAGAAGAAATATAATTTCCGCGTCTTTATGTTGGAGACGACAGTCTACAACTACATCGAGCTTGCGAAGATGTATAAAGAGCAGGTTACTATTGGTTATTCCAAGATGTTGCCACAAATTGCTATGGGACATTCCCAGAGTGCAGTTATTGCTAATGCTCATTTTGAAAATGAAATTCTACATCTTTATGAAATTATGATTCCTCCTATGATGTCTTCCACTATGAAAGGTGAGGACATTTTAGGGCAAAAAGGTCAGGGGAAAAATTAGGTAAATTAGGCACAGTCTACTGAACAATCAAAAGGTGGACGTCCTGAAAAGCCGGATGGTCAAAAATCTGAAAAGACCATTCAAAATAAGGAGTCAGCCAGCTGATGGCTGAGGGAGGAAGTTAGATAATGCATATTAGTATTCCAGTCGAACATACTATTGAATTGCTTAACTTCACTCCCATAAACCCCCTTATTTCCAAGTGCGAAATTAAGGTGTGTTATGTGGGAGAAGACCCTAATAGAAACCGTAGTATTATTACTAAGGCGGTAGCCACAGATATGGCTAAGACCTTGCCGGGTTCGCCAATTGTAGGTTACTATAATGAGGCGAAAGGTGACTTCGAGGAACACAATCGTATGATTGATGTTTCTAATGGAAAATTTAATATTATCGATACTACCCGCCCATATGGTTTTGTTGATTTAGGGGCTAAAGTCTGGTTCCAAAAATTCTTGGATGATGGAATAGAGCATGAGTATCTTATGACCGAAGGTTATATTTGGTCTGATATTTATCCAGAATCTAAGCGGATAGTTGAAAAAGGAAATAACCAGTCTATGGAACTTCATAATAAACTAACCAAAGGAACTTGGACGACTGATGATAATGGAATGCCAAAGTTTTTCATTATCAACGAAGCAATTATCTCAAAACTTTGTATTCTTGGAGAAGACGTCGAACCTTGTTTCGAGGGTGCTGGTATTGCCGCACAATTCTCCATTGATGGGGACTTTAAAGCTAAGCTTTTCTCCATGATTGAGGAATTGAAGACAGCTTTACAAGAAGGAGGAGCTACTCATATGGAAAAGAATGAGAACATCATGATTGAGAACGAAAATCAGGAAACTGAAATCGTCCTTGATAATCAGGATGAATTCAAGAAAAAGTCCAAAGAGGAAGAGGAAGAAGAAGAAGAAAAGAAACCTCCTTTCCCTCCAAAGAAGGACGATGAATCCGAAGGCAAGTCTGAAGAGTCTAAAGAAGACGATGAAGATGATGACGAGGATAAGAAAAAGAAGAAAAAGATGAATCATGCTAAGGAAAATGAAGAGGAAGACGAGGAAAAGTGCCCTGATTGTGGCAAGCCAAAGTCTGAATGTACTTGTGAAGAAGATAAGAAAAAGAAGTACAACCTTGAAGAGATTCCTGAGTATGTAGAACTCGCTAAGGAATATGCACTCGCAACTGCTCGTGTAGCAGAGCTTGAAGCTGAAATTGCTCCTTTGCGTGAGTTCAAAACTGCCGCTGATAAGAAAGAAAAGGAAAATATGATTAATAGTTTCTATATGCTTTCTGATGAAGATAAGGCAGATGTTTTGGCCAACATTGATACATACAGCTTGGATGATATTGAAGCAAAGTTGGCAATTCTATGTGTTCGTAACAAGGTAAGCTTTAGCCTTGACGAAGATAATAAAGAAGAAGCTGAAGCAAGTCTTATTTATAATGTGACTGCTGAAGACGGCAATGACAATGCACCAGCTTGGATTAAAGCTGTGCGTGATACTGCCAAAAACATGATTTAATTAAGGAGGAAGCTTAAAATGGCTTTTAAGAGTTTATCACAGGCCAAGATGGTTAAGCGTGGTTTTGGCCAGGTTGAACCCAATCACCTTAGCGCACGCTTTACTGGTGAAATTTACGGCCAGCTCCCAGCAAAGGCTGATATCGAAGTCCTTGAGCAGGGTCAGTTCGTAAAGTATAATTATGCTGCTGGTGTTGTTGATTTCGAGGGTCCCGGTGAGTGGATGCTTGTTAACAACGAAATTAAGATTTATCGTGATCATCAGACTGATGAAGATTTCGCTATGATTAAGCGCGATTATAATGCTTATGTTTATAGCCCAATCGGTCAGAATTCTGACGGTTCTATGGCAGAAGCCGATCTTACTAAGAATTTCTCTCAAGAGAAGTATCCTTATGACGGCGATCTTCCACGTCTCCCAATTGGTCCTTCCTACGAGCGCGAAGTTCTTGAAGTTCCCGCTTACATGAAGGCTGGCGAAGTCATGGTTCCACGTGTATGGAAGACCCATGAAGGCGATATCTTTACCACTAACATGGTTCAGGCTACTTTTGATGAAGTTAAAGTTGGCGATTTCCTTAAGATTGGCGAACAGGGCATTTTGACTCCTGGCGGCGATATTGAGGCTGACAAGATGGTATGGCAGATTGTTAAGAAGTACACCCTTCCTGACCTTCAGCCTGCTGTTAAGGTAATGCGCGTTAAGTAATTTAGGAAAGGAGAGTATATAGCTATGTTAGAAAGAAATGAACTTTTGAAATTGATGCAGGCTACTGCTAAAGCTGATCGCTCCAATCCTGTTGCTTACAGCTTTAACGGTGAGAACCTTTCTTACGAGGCTCTTAATGAGACTCTTCGTAAGGAATTGAATGAGTACGCTGGTACTTATGCACTTTATCGTGAAAATAAGAATATGATTTTCTCCCTTATCGAGGAGACTATTGACCTTGTTCTTCCCAAGAAGGTTATGGAAAACTATGGTCAGTTTGCAGAAACCAAAGTTTACAAGCAGGGCGACAAGCCTATCTTTACCGTGAAGGGCAACTACCACAATCGTGCCAAGCAGTTCATTACCAAGGTTGGCTTGAATGGTATTTACGAAGTCTTCAAGCTTGGTAAAGAGCGTCCTTTCGAACTTCAGACCAGCGCTATCGGCGGAGCCGCAGCAATTGGTTTCGAAGAGTTCCTTGATGGTCGTGTTGACTTTGCAGAAGTTACCAAGATCGTTATGGAAGGTATGGATGAACTTATCTATCGTGAGATTGCTAAGGCTCTTATGAGCTCTATCAATCAGCTTCCTCGTGCAAATCAGGTTGCCGCAGCTGGCTTTGATGAGGCTGCTTTCGACCGTTTGTTGAGCGTTGCTTCCGCATACGGCACTCCTTCCATCTATTGTACCTATGAGTTTGCTGTTAAGATGATTCCTGCTGAAGGCTGGATCTCTGACGCTATGCGTGATGAGAAGTGGGCAAAGGGCTACTTCGCAAACTACAAGGGCTATCGCGTTGTAATTCTTCCTCAGGCTTTCGAGGATGAAACCAACGAGAAGAAGATGGTTGATCCTGGTTATGTTTGGATTCTTCCTACCGGCCACGACAAGCCCGTTAAGGTTGCTTTCGAAGGCGATACTTTGGTTCAGGAAATGCATACCCATGACCGTAGCCGTGAAATCCAGGTTTACAAGAAAGTTGGCGTTGGCGTAATTACCAGCCCTGACATTTGCGTATATCAGGATACCGAGCTTCTTGGTCAGATGGACGTTGTTCGCGCTATCTAATGAATAGAGGTTTATAAATACTGAGGGTGGGTCTAGCACCCACCCTTATTTTTTGAGAAAAAGGAGTTTGTACTATGGAAAATATTAACAAGGTTGCGGTAAAAAACCGCAGTAATTCTACTGTCGTATATTCTATCCCTGAGATGAATATCCGTCGTGAGTACGCACCCGGCGAGACTAAGAAAATCGCCAAAGAAGAAATTGAGGCACTTACTTATCGTTCTGGTGGTGCGAATTTAATTCAACGCTTTTTGGTTGTAGACCAAGAGACACTTAATGATATCTCTATGAATGTTGAGCCTGAATATTGGCTTGATGATGAAGGCGTAAAGAAACTTCTTACTGAAGGTTCTCTTGATGCTTTCTTGGATTGTTTGGATTTTGCACCTGCCGGTGTAATTGACCTTGTTAAGAAGCATGCTGTTGCGCTACCTCTTAACGATGTAGAAAAGCGTAAGGCTTTAAAGAAAGCTACTGGCTTCGATGTAGATACCATTCTGCGCAATAAGCAGTTGGCTGAAGAAGAAGATAGCAAGATTGAACCCGCCGCTCCACAGCGTCGCGTAAAGCCTGCGGCAACAGAAGGCCGTAGAACAACTCCCCAATACAAGGTTGTATCAGTACAAAAGCCAGAAGGAGAGTAATCAATATGGCGACATCCTTTGAAACTATTACAAATAAGTTTCTCGGTAAAATTACCGATGATATGTATTTAGAACTCACCCCAGAAGATACTTTGAGAGACGCTAAATCATTTCTATTGGATGCCATTCCTTATTTTGAATTTCCTCGTTTTGCTTTGTATGATTACAACGTAGAGTTGGAAGAATATAATATAGATTTAACCGACGAGGAAATTAACATTCTTGCTTTGTTGATGAAAACAGCATGGCTTGAACGTTAGATAAATTCTGTTGAACACACTCGAATGAAATATTCCGGCTCTGATTTTAAAATGACCTCTCAAGCCAACCATTTGTCGAAGCTTTTGCAGTTGAAATCAGAGAATGTTCGTGAGTCTACTCACGCACAGCGTCTTTACAAAAGACGTAAGTTTAATGAAGACGGAACGGTTTCTTCAAACTGGTCATGTTTGTTGGATACCAGCGCTATTGAATGATTACTACTTATGGTGGCAATTTTCAAGAGGAACTAATTCGAGTGGATTTACGCAGACTCATTAATCAGACTTGGAAGTTACTTCCAATGAAAGAAAATAATGAGGACTGGCAAAAATAGTTAGATACAGTCTTAAATGAATTATATGGTTTGCATGAGATCTTTGGCGGTCAACTCAACTTTCTCGTCTTGCTTTCTAAGCTTGAGGGATTGCCGCAAATCGATAATTTTATGTCTTATAGAGTAATCGTGTTCGGAGCAATTTCTTTGCTTACTGAACTGATGAACGGATTGAATTAATGGAAAATTTGAATCTGTTAAAATTGCGTGCGAAGCATGCCAATAATGATCGCCAGCATGATCGCATGGTTAAAGATAAATTGCGTTCTCTTCATCGCGCTTTATTATATTCTTATCAAACAGCGTGGATTAAAAAAGATGGAGTAGAAGACGCAGACTATGTTCGTGCTTTAATCAATCCTGATAAAGTAAAATTCGATTATGATGAAAAAATTGTATCAGTCGAATACGAACATGGCTTTGGACCTGGAGACACTTTTGAATGGAAAAATACTGGAACGCACTGGATTATTCTTAAACAAGAGATGACTGAAGTTGCTTACTTCCGTGGTAATGTCCGTAGATGTCAAGAACTTTTAATTACTGATCCTGAAACTGGTGATAAAGTTAGCATTTGGGCAGCAGTGCGTGGTCCTGTTGAAACTAAATTAAATACAATTCAAAAAGCGGGATTAGTAGCCAATGTGCCGAATATGACACTACAATTGTATATTCCGAAAACGGAATAGAATATGCGTTTATTTGAACGATATGTTACTTTTGAATTTGGTGGACGTTTTTGGCAGATTGTTGCTCCTGATACTATTAGTACTCCAGGAATCATCGAAATTCCTGCTGTTGAAGACTATGAATGTCATCACAGCGATTTATTGGTGGAAGTGGTAGATCCTAATCCTCCAGTTGAAGAATATGAAGATACTATTGAAGGCGAAACTTTTGTAAAGCCTTTAGAGCAATCTATTTATACTGTAACATCTTATAATCCTAATCTTAATTGGGTTGTAACTTTAGCATCAGACAATAAAGATGTTGAAGATACAGTTGAATGGGAAATTCGAGAAGATGGTTCAATTGCTGTTACTTGGATTTCAATGGTTAGTGGATCTTATGTATTAAAATATGGAGATCTTGAAAAGACCATTATTGTATAGTCACTGTTCTAAGGAGGGATAAAATGAACCCTCTAATGTTAATGACTGGTGTTGATATTCCATTTCCAGAAATTTAGATGGCTGTTCATTAGCCAACAATTCTAGAAATCTCATATATTGGAGAATTGAATTATTTTGCGGGCCTTCAATTATTATGTATTGATAAAAATACATTAGTGTTAAGTTCTGCAGAGGACAATTCTAGATTAGGTTCTATGAGTAATTTTTAGATATTTATGACAATGATGACTGAACAACAACCTGGCATGGAGGACAAAAAGGCACAAGTTATTTAGGTTTTTGAATTACTCTTCCCAGGCTATCGTGTTCAGTTTACTCCAAGATGCCTATTTTTTAATAATGGCCAAGGTTCGTCTTTCACTCTTGATGATGTAACTTTTGAGAAATTTCAAGAAATACTTAAACCGCAAGTTTCTATTTTTAAAGGTGCTGATGGTGGTTATAATCCCGTTGGTAGAAAAGCATAGGAAATTGCGAATAAGTTAATGAAGGGTAAACAAAAGGTTGCTGAATTGAAAGGTGAAACTCGTAATCAAGGTGGCATTTTGTCTAGATATGTTTCTATTCTCACAATAGGTCTAAATACCATGTCATTTTAGGACTGTTTGAATTTGACTGTCTATCAAATGTTTGATCTGGTTGAAAGATACGGCCTATATGTCTCGTGGGATTTAGATATAAAGTCTCGGTTAGCTGGTGGCAAGCCAGAGGATAAACCCGATGACTGGATGAAAAATATACATTGATTATTAAAGGAGGAAACAACCAATGAAATTTGGCGTACGCGAAATTTGTGACGTAGTATTACGTCGTAAGGCCGCTGGTTGGTTCGGTAAGCTTTATTTGGAAAAGGACATGCCTGTTCTTTTCTTTGATACTTTGAAGACCTCTAACCTTGAAGGCGCAGCTACTACTGTTTATGCTCAGGGTGGTAAAGGTAATCCTCGTCTTGTTGCTTGGGAAGGTGACCGTACCGTTACTTTCACTATGGAAGACGCATTGATTAGTCCTCAGAGCTTCTCTATTCTTTCTGGTGCTGGTTTCATGGATGCTTCTAGTGAAAAAGCTATCTATGTTCACCAGACCGGTCAGCTTGAAATTAGTACTGATGGCAATTTGAATTTTGAAACCAAGCCTTCTGCTGGTGAAGCTGGTAAGTTTGCAGATATGTATTTGATGCTTTTGGATGAATATGGTAATATTAATACTAACTTCATGCCTATTATGATTAAGCCTGAAGGCCGTAGTGATAATGAACCTGGTGTTTATGCAGAATCTTATCCTGTAAATGGCGAAGGCGAAAGTCTTGTTAATAAGATTAAGGCTTTCATTGTAGATTATAATGAACGTAATAAAACTGTAAATGGTTTTAAGCCATTAGAGTATACTGTTAATGAAACTCTTATCAAGCCTACTGAAGATGCCTCTGTTGAAGAAATTGCTGCTTACAATAAGGCTAAAGCTAATAACATCGTTATTGGACCTGGTACTGTAGTTTTTGTTGACTATTATGTAAAGGCTGACACTGGTGTTAAGCAGATTGATATCGAAGCTGATAAGTTTGGTGGATCTTACTATCTTGAAGCTTCTACCTTGTTCCGTGATCAGGGTACTGGTGAAGACCATCCTGCAGAGTTCGTTATCCCGAACTGCAAGGTTCAGTCTAACTTTACCTTCACCATGGCTCCTTCCGGAGATCCTTCTACTTTCACCTTCACAATGGACGCTTTCCCGGACTATACTAAGTTTGATCGCACTAAGAAGGTTCTTGCCGCACTTCAGATTGTTGAAGACAAGGCTGGCTTCGGCGCTCTTACTGCCAAAGCTTAATTTTTAAACGTCAATATAGGGAGATACTAACTTTCGTTAGTATCTCCCTTTTTTTTATTATATAGATAAAAAGGAGATGCTTATATGCGAGTAGGACAAAATTATTTTCCAAAATCTAGTTTTTTATCAATTGATAAAAATTTAGCATTAATTGTTAATAAAATGCTAGAAAATCAAAGATTATGTAAATTATTATATTATACGTAGCGAGACTGTTTAAAAGCGGAAAATTTAACGCCCAAAGAAAAATTAAGTTTAATTGATAATTAGATTAAAATTACTCCATATTTACCTATTGATTCAGATTGTCCTATATATGTTGTAATAACTTTTAATAGATTTTTACCAAATTATAAAAATCCTGAGTTCCGTGATTTTAATATAAAAATTGATATTATTTGTCATCCTGATCATTGGCATTTAGGTAATTTTGCTTTGCGCCCATATAAAATAGCTGGTGAAATTGATGCTATGTTAAATAAAACTAAATTAACGGGTATCGGTGAAGTAGAGTTTCAAGGTGCAGACGATTTATTATTAAATGAATAGTTGTGTGGACTTACATTAATTTATCGTACAGTTTAGGGTGTTGAAGATTAGATTAATCCATTGTCGTAAGGAGGTGCCATAAAAATGGCAGGTAGTGTATTTGGAGTTTCTGTTGAAGAAGCATTTGTAAGAAGTGGTACTGCAGAAGCTATAAAAGATAACCTTACTTCAATGAATGAAGTAAATAGAAGAATATTAAATAATAGTTGTACTATTTTAGATAATACTTTAAATGAAATTACTATACTTAAAGAATAGTTTATAGGGGAAAATCGTTTATCTAAAGAATATTCTAGAAGAATAGCAACTCGTAAAAAAGATTCGACAAAAGTAGAATATGGAAGAAAGTTATCAGAATTATTACTTTTAACAAAAAGTCATAAAGCTAAATTAAATCAAAAAATTATTTATGCATTTAAATTAGAACATAAAATTTTAGATATTTTATCAAACAATTAGACATAGACTGCTTTATTTTCAATATATTTTTATGGTGAAAATCCACAAGAGATTATGCGTGGAGAAATTAAAACTTCAGATTTATATAATTCAAAATATTTATATATTGATAATGCTGGTAACATTAAATTATCTGCTAAAGTTATTTAGGCAGAAGGATTATTTTCAAAAATAACATCTTCTCGCTCTGTAAATGGAGCAATTTCTGATGTAGTTTGGGATGAGATGTTAGCAGCAGATTTAGAGGCATTAGTAGATGAAACATATAGTTTTTTAAAAGACGTATAGAATAAATATCAAGAAATAAAAGATACTGCATCTAAAAAGCATTTAGGTAATGAATTAGATGCATTACATGATGTAACTCGAAAATTTTCAGAAGAATCAAATGCCATTATGTCATTAATTGAAGAAAAATAGGCTGCAATGTATAATTATTTATTCTATGATTAGGGGAAAAAACCTGCAGGTCGCTTAAACAGAGGTCATTTGGCAGAAGCTTATGAACATATTTATCAAGCAAGATTGGCGGGTCGTGAAGTACCATCAGCTTATGAAGCATTACAACGTTCATTGGGCGATGATCCATGGTATATCGGTGGTGACGTAGGCAATGTATAGGTTAAAGCTTTTTTTGACAATAATGATCGTCATATCGCTAGTTATACAAGTATTATATCTTTAGGAAAAACTTTGGTGCAAGTTGTGAAAAATACTGTTAATGCTTTGCAAGAAATTGCTACCGCAGGAACAGAAAGAATATTATTAAAATAGCAATCAAATTTTAATAAAGCAAATAAAGTATTAGAGCAATGCACCAGAAAAGAAATTGAGACTATGATGAAAAATAATTTAAAACAATCTTGACAGATAAAAAATTTTTTGTTATAATATAATCATTGAAGAGAAAAAGGAGTGAAAATTTTGGCTAAAATTTCATTAAGTAAAATTACTCCAATTAAAATTGTTGCGCCCGTATTGGTATAGATTTGTGAACAAGATGTAGAAATTATACAATATTTACCCGTACAAGAAAAATTGGCAATGATTGAACGCATTCTAAATTGGAGTATTGACACTACTGGAGTGTTAAATCCGGTAAAATTAGAAGTATATTCAGTATTAGAAATCATTTCTACTTATACAAATATTAATATTACTGATAAGATGATGGAGAATGCTCCAAAAACTTATGATAGTTTAATGATTAATGGCGTAATTGATAAAATTATTGAAAATATTCCAGAAGATGAATATAATGCTATTTTTGACGCTATCGAAGAATGTGCTGAAAATATTGTATCTTATTTAAATTCTTTTGCCGGTATGATGAAAACAGTCACTGATAATTATGATGCAGAAAAAATGAATGTAGAAGGTTTAATGAATGATCTAGGAGAACTTGGAAAAGATAGTTTAGTTAAAGATGTTCTTGAAAAAATTGGTTAAGTGATTTATTATAAAAATTAAGAATTATAGAATCCCAAAGGAAAGATGTAAGTGAATACATCTTTCCTTTTTTTATAGAGAGAAAGGAGTTTACAGTATGGCTCAAGGAACTACTTAGTGGACTTTGTAGATTAGTGCTGACACTAGTCGAGCTAAAAAAGATATTAATAATTTAGTATAGAGCTTAAATAAAGTTAATACACTAAATTTAGATTAGCTCGGTATGTCCACACAAATTCGTGAGGCTGCGACTGCTGCGCAATAGTTAAAATTGCATTTATAGGCAGCAACTAATGTCAATACTGGTCAATTAAATCTTGTAGAATTTAATAAAAGTATTTAGCAATCAGGATAGTCAATGGCATCGCTTATGGCTACTTTGGCTCAAGGTGGTTAGACTGGTCAACAGGCATTCCAATAGATGGCAACTACTATTGCAAATACTTAGGTGCCGATAAAACAAACAAATAAATTATTATCTAATATGATGACAACTCTTAAAAATACTGTTAAGTGGGAATTGTCATCTATGTTTATTCGTGGTTTACGCACTTCAATCACTGGCGCTATTGGATATGTTAAAGATTTAAATGGTGCTTTAAATGATATCCGTATTGTTACAGGTAAAAGTGTTGAAGAAATGGCTCGTTTTACTGATCAGGCGCGTGCTGCGGCGAGGGAATTATCAACCACAACTAAAGCATTCACTGACGCTTCTTTGATTTATTTCCAATAGGGTGACTCGATGGAAATGGCTGCTAAGAAAGCGGCGATTACTATTAAAGCAGCAAATGCCTCTTTTGGATCTACGGCTTCTGAAATGGCAGAACATTTAACTGCTGTTTGGAATTCTTATCAAGTTGGCGCAGAAGAGTTAGAACATTATGTTGATATAATGGCGAAGCTTGGTGCGAACACTGCAACCAGTATGGAAGAAATTGCTACTTCAATGCAAAAAGTTGCTGCTACTGCGAATACTGTTGGCGTTTCTATGGAACAAGTTTCTTCGATTATTGCCACGGTATCTTCTGTTACTCGCGAATCTGCAGAATCAATTGGTACTTCTTTTAAAACAATTTTTGCTCGTATTGGTGACTTAAAATTAGGAGAGACTCTTGAAGACGGTGTAGATCTTGGACAAGTATCTTCTGTTTTAGATAAAATTGGAGTTTCTATTTTAGATGCCAATGGGCAAATGCGAGACATGGGCGCAATCGTTGAAGATTTAATGGGAAAATGGCAGACTATGACTCGAGCAGAGCAAACTGCTGTGGCATAGGTTGTAGCTGGTAAGCGTCAATATACTCAATTAATTGCTTTAATGGAAAATGATGAAGCGTATAAAAAAAATAAAAGTTTAGCAGAGAATTCTGATGGTGCACTGCAAGGAATGCAAGATATTCATGCTGAAAGTGCTGAAGCTGCAGCTGCGCGCACGAAAGAATCTATTTAGACTTTATATAGTACGCTTTTAAATGATAAAGCTTTGATTGGTTTTTAGAAAACAATTAAAGGTATTGTTGATAATGTTACTAATTTAGCTAAATCATTAGGTGGTCTTAAAGGCATAGTAGGAGCAGTTGGTGCGATTTTAATGCGTACATTTAGTGGAAAAATTGCTTCTACTATTAAATCAATGGGTGCTGGTATAGCTACTTTTATGACAAATGGTTCATATAAATAGTAGTATTTACAGACTTTAGAGAGGACTAATAGTGAATTATCAAATAGTCGCAGTTGGGGAGATACAGCTTCTTTATAGGCTACTAGCAAATTAATTGACTTAAAAAGCAAATTGCTTAATATGGAAAATTCTTTAACAACAGCACAAGCTCAGCAAATGCAGTTAGCTTTAAGTGGAGCAAGCGAACAAATTGGTACTTTAAATTAGTTAGAACAAGAATACTTAGATGTCAAAAGAGCAATTGAATCTGGTACTAGCAGTATGGCTGGTTGGGCAGCGCAAACTTATTAGGTTAAATAGAAACATAATACGGTAAACATGACATTTAACAAATAGCTTGCAGCACAAATGAGTAGTTAGCATTTTATGAAGGGATCAGGCGACAATAGAATGTCTGCAGGAGGATTCTTTTCTGAGAATGCAATACTTAAGGCTAATAATGGGGCGACTGCTGCGAATATGTTGCCACAAATTAATTAGTTAAATCAAATTTCGTCTATTGGACAACAAACTGCCAGAGCTTTAGAGTAGATTTAGAATCCAGCAAAATTGACTGAATAGGAATTTGCCAAAATTACACAATAGGTTGAGCAGATGAAAGCTGCTTTAAAAGGTACCGCTCGAGCAAATGCTTTAGATGGAATTACAGCAGAAACATTAAGAACAAAAGAAGGTATTAAATAGTTAAGTGACGCAATTACTTTATTAAATGAAAAATCTCAAACTGATTTTAATGGATTTACTACGGCTTTTAGGGCGGCATTGAACGCTATGCCTGATGGTGCCTTGAAAACTAGATTAAGTACTTTATTTGATGAATTTTTGAAAGATTCTGATCATGGTGCAGAAGCACTCTAGCGCTTTAGGTTACAAGCTGAGGCAGTAATGGGTAGTTTGAGTGGTACTGAATCTGCGTTAGATAAACTAAATGGAAAAATGAATCAAGCCTTTGGTGCGATTAGCAAAGGTGTTGGTACTGCAATGAGTGCAGTATCTGGATTTAATATGCTATCTTAGAGTACTTAGCAATTAGCCTCTGGTAGCGATAATTTAAGTAGTAATATCGCGACATTGTTGAGTGGTTTAATGATGATTATTTCCATTGCACCTGCTATTGGTACAGCATTGACTACTGCGATGGGCCCAATCGGTTGGATTATTGGTGCAATTGCGGCGATTGGTGTTGCAGTTGCGGCAGTTACTGTTGGTATTAGTAAAGCTAGAAAAGAAGCGTATCAAGCTAAACAAGAATCTAAATTAGAAAAAATTTAGGAAGAAAATGAAATACAAAATGAAGAAGTAAATAATAATCATAATTTAATTAAAAGTTATAATGATTTATACGCAACTTATTTAGAAACTGGCGAAGGACAAGAAGAACTTGCTGCGAGCGCAAGAGCATTAGCGGATGCTTATGGATTAGTTGGCGCGAATGTATTAATCGCAAGCGGTAATTTTAAAGAGTTTAATAATTAGCTTGCTTAGCATATGGGTTTTGATCAAGAATTAAGTTATTATCGTAGACAAAAAAATACTTTAATCGGTGCTTTTGCTGATAATAGTAAAAATTCAGTTTATTAGATGAATGATTCTAATATCATGGAATTTGAAGGAGAACTAAGTCCAACATATTCAGGACCAATGGTTGGTAGTTCTTTATATACTAGCGTGCCGAGTGAAACAGATCCATAGGTAGAACGTACTGTAGCTACGGGAGTTACTTCATATTATGATGCTGCGCAATAGGCTTTGGCTCTTGATCCATCTTTATTTTTAACATATGAAGGTCCTACTTCACAAGTTAAACAATATTATTCTCCTTTGGGCTGGTCGGCGAGAAATAAAAATCCCACAGGAAGACGTGTAAGTGCTGAACAGGCAGGAAATATTTATGGCTATTATGATACAATGTTTGCAGGCAATAAAGATTATGCTGATGAAGCTTTTATCGCTGTAATGAATCAAGCGCGAGACAAAGAAGGAAATCCGCTTAATATAGACTGGTAGAGTATTATTGATACAGCATGGAATAATGATCAAGATATAGGAGAAGCTATCACAGCAGCATTAATAGAACAAAATCCTGATTGGGAAAGTGTAATATAGCTAAGCGCTTTTGAGTATGTTGATGATGGATTATCTTATGGAAGCGTTAATACAGAATTAGCTGATGTAGTAAATAAATGGAATACTAAATTTACTGACGCTTTTTTTGGTGAAAATGGTTTATTCGGACAAACAGATTATTTGCACGAAGTTCTAGGAGAAGATTTGTCGTTAGATTGGTCTTCTTTAACTGGAGAAGAAAAAGTTAAAAAATTTACACAAATCGCGGATTCAATTGATGCTATTGATGTTGAACTGGAAGACGTAAAGCTTAAAATGAGTGAATATGACGAAAACAGTCCTGAGTATATGATGCTTGAAGATTATTATAATTATTTGCAAGGTGTATAGACTACTTTTAAAGATATTATTAATTATGATGATTATATAGCTGACGGTTCGACAGTAGCAGAAGCTATTGCCGAGATCGAAGAAGTTGAATCAATGGAAGCAAAAATTATAGCATTAAAAGCTTCTATGGGACAGTTTATGGGTCAATCAGAAGACACCATGGGATTTAATGCATTTTTTGATGGGGTAAATAGAATGGAAGATGCTATTGATTCAACAGCGGCGTCATATGAAGAATTACAATAGTATTTAGAACAAGAAAACGGACAATTTGTCAAAGATGCTGAAGGTAATTATAAAATATAGGCTGGAATGGAAAAAGAGTATGCTGCAGCACGAAGCAAATTAGCATCATAGTTATTATTAGATTACACTGCATTTGATGATTATGTTTATATGTATCAAGATTTGATATCTTTATTTGATAATCAAAATGAAATTGATATTGCGGCGAATTTTTTAGATATTTTTGATATTAATTCAGTAGAAGAAGTTGACACTGCTTTTTATTATGAATTATAGCAATTCATTCAGAGAGATGCAGAAATGGCAAAGGGTATGTTGACAGCATATCAAAATCAAAGATAGATATGGCTTAATTAGGGTTTTAATAATGACGAAATTTAGGAAAAAACACAATAGTGGTTTGATGATATTGGTGAAGAAGTATTAGGTAAAATGATAATAGCAAATCAAGACACAGCCGCTTTTAATGCAGCAAATAAAATGAGCAATTCTGCACAAACTTGGGCTAAAGAGTTTAAAGACAACGACGGAGAAATGTCAATTGATGAAGCAACAGATATGTACAAATAGTATGCTGAATATCAAAAAGAATTTGAGGAACACGACTTAGGTGTAATTAAATCTTGGGATGAATTTGTTGCGATGGATTATACCGAACGAGCCGCATATTTAGCAACATTAGCAGAACAATCTGAAGATAATGCTGAGCGATTAGCAGAAATAGCATTAGCTTCTGCTAGCGATGTTCGTGCGGCGTGGGAAGCGGAACATGGATATAATAGAGATTCATTTGAAACATTTCGCACAGGATATAATCAATATGCCGCAGCAGTAGCTGAAGATGGCTATAATGTAACATATGATACTGTTGATGGAAATACTGTTGCAGTAGTAAAAGATACAGATGGTCATATTATTGATGAAGATACCTTCCGTCAAAATACTGGATATACTTTTAGTGATGCAATTCAATATTAGGGAGCTTCTTCTTTAATTGCTGCAGGTAGTCAAGTTTATCTTGAGGAAGATAATGCTATAGCGACAGTTGAAGCTTTAAAATTAGTTTCTGATGGTGTTCTTACTGCGGAGGAAAAAATGACTGCAGCTTCTGACGCAGTTGCAGCTTTATCCAAAGGCTTAGAACATTTTAATGAGACAGGTCAAATTAGTGTTGAAGTATTTAAAACATTAGGCAAACTGGGAATTCAGGTTAATAAAGATGATATAAAAAATATTCAAGATTTTATTAAATTGATGAATCAGGCGCGTTAGAAAGGTCAATAGGCTGTTGATAGTCAAATTGCTGAATATAATAAATCTTATGCATAGCAATATGGTGCTTTTAATGTAAATTAGACTTGGGATATGTCTTTAGTTGAGACAAATGCAAACTATAAAGCACGTTATGATGCTTGGGCAAAAATTATGGATTTAATGACTCAAGTAGAAGGTATAGATGCTGAAATTAATAATGCTAATGCTCAAATAACACAATAGCAAATTGATTTATTTGATGCATAGATGGCATCTTTACAATAGTCTAGAGATGAATTACAAAAAACTGCAGAAGCGATGAAAGAAGCTGCGGATATTTTATCGGGTGCTATTGAAGATGGTTCTTTGTCTTTTGCTGATTAGGTTAAATTAGATGCAGCTGGAATTGCTGCATGGGAAGAAGGCGCTACTTATGCTGAAAGGATTGAAGCTGCTGCATTTGGTGCTGCAAAAGCAACTAATTAGGCGATGACAAATCAATTAGATTTAAATACTGCTATTGATTAGGCTGAATCATTATTTAATATTTATACTAATTTAACTAGTGGAAACATAACTTTAAAAGATAGTTCATTATTTGATTCTTCTGATAGTCTTATTTCTTGGTTAATGGATCCTCAATTTGATGCATCAGGTTTAAGCGATGGAGCAAAAAATGCGATTATTGAAGCAGATAAAATTGTTCGATAGACTTTAGATGTAAATACAGCGACTACAGGACAATATTGGAAAGCGATGCAAGATTAGCTTAAGATTATGGACCAAGAAGGAGCAGAAGCTTTAGCTTTAATTATGGCTGAAGGTAAAGACAGTATTGTTTCTTTATATAGTGAATTAGGATAGCATGAAGCAGATTTGGCAAATCAATTTGTTGAAGATTGGATGAATGCATTTTAGACTGTCGCTGATATGCGTAAATCTATTTTAATGGGTGAAGATATTAGTGATGATTTAACTTCTAGCTTTGATAATTTTAATCAAATTGCAAATCAATATTCGGGCGGTGGTGCGGCTCTTGTAGCAGACCAATTAAGTGGTAATTTAGATTTAGCTAAATTAACTCTTCCCGATCCAGATAAAATGGTTGAAGGTATTCGTGATGCTCGCGGTCTTGGTAAAAATGATACTATTTTTACTACAGATTCTTATGGCACAAAACATGCATCTACTTGGTGGGAAGATATTGGTGCACGAATGGGTATGGACCGTAATGCAACCAAAGCAGATGGTACGGCCATGTATGCAGAAGGTGCAGACGGTGATGCGGAATACGTAAAGGCAGTACAAGAAAGAATCACTCCATAGTTAGAGACTTTACTTAAAGGTTATGATTTAACTGGTACAGATTTTGAGACTATTGGTGATGTTATTTTAGGATATTTTGCAGGAGCGCCAGAAGCAATTGCTATATTAAATGATGCTGCGAATAAAACTTATGAAAATTCAGAAGCTTATGGTGAATATCTTGAAAAGGAAAATATTTTAAGAGAAGCAGAAGCAGCATATTAGACAGAGGTTGAAGAACAACAAAAAATTCAAGATGAAGCTCTTGGCTTTGCAGATGCAACAGAAGCTATTCATGCTTTAGCTCCAGAGGATCGTGATGCGGCTAGTATTGCATCTATTTTAGAATAGCAAGGTATTACTTAGGATGATTATATTGCTGCTCTTCAAGAAAAAGGTTATGATGTTTCTAGTTTAGAAGATATCGCAGGATTGAGTAATGATGCATTATTAGGTGCGGAAGATGCTTTTTAGACTGATGCTACTGAAGCAGGTGCTATTATTATTTCTGCTGGCGAAGCTTTTAAAGCAATTGTAACCGGAGAGGGAGCATTAGGTGAAGATGGTACTGGTATTACTCTTGGCGATACAACTTTTACAGAAGGTGCTGGATTCGCTGAAACTAGTGATGCAGTATAGCCAATGATGGAAACTGTTACCGAAAATACTGAAGCACAAACTGTTTTAGCAGAAGGAATTTCAACAGTTGATCCTAGAGAAGATTGGGAAACTGAAATGGGACATTTTGGTTTAGATGCTAAAGAAGTAGATGAACTGGGTGATTCAATTCAAAAAATGGCTAAAGAATCTGAATTGCTTGGAGATAATTTAGAGACTGATGCTGAAGCAGCGGATAAAGTCGCAAAAACTTTTAAGCGTTATAATAAAGCTGTTGATCAAGTTGCAGATAGTTATGATGATTGGAAGAAGGCTTTAAAAGGTAATAATATTGATGAATAGGCTAAAGCATTAAAAGAAATGGATAAAGCTTTTTCAGATATGCTTGATTTAGATTATGATAGCTTATCAGATGATTTTGTCCAAAATGCAGAAAATCTAGAATTAATGAAAGAAGCTGCAGAAGGCAATGAAGAAGCTTTTGATTAGTTGCAAGCAAAAGCAGCGGCAGATTTTATTATTGAAGGACAAGTTCAAACAGAATTTGATCAAGAATCATTTGATGCTGCGGCCATGGAATTGGCAACTGCTTATGATGATTTGCCAATTGGAGAACCAATTACACTTGGTGAAAACACTAATGTAAGCCCTGCTTTCTGGGCAGCGTGCGAACAAATTTTACAAGGTTTTGCAGCAACTGCAGCGGGTGCAGCGCAAGCAGAATAGGCTTTTGCTTCTCTGGGATATGACGCAGAAGTAGAAGTTGTTCCACAAGAAACTCCTGGATATTCTATTTCTTATCCAGTATTTACACAAGGTCCTTCTGTTGATGTTGGTGGTCCTGGGCAAACTATGGCTACGGTTGAAGCTTCTACTGCTACTATTGACGTTCCTGGTTATACGCAAAATGTTTTAGCTATTAAATCTATTACCCCAAATGGCGCAGGCTTTGGCGGAAATGTCAGAGGCGGCGGTGGAGGAGGAGGTGGAGGTGGAGGAGGAGGCTCCAAAAAGTCCACTCATGATAAACGTAAAGCTCCAGAACGGTATCATGAAAATACTAAAAATTATGATCGAATTTCTGAAGCACTTGAAAAAGTAAATAAAGCTAAAGATAGAGCTTTTGGTAAATCTTATCTTAAAAATCTCGAGAAAGAAAGAGAATTATTAAATGCTCAAGTAAACCTCCTTAAACAAAAAGAAGATGAAATTCAAAATTATTATGATGAAGATTTAACTAATCTTCAAAATGAACTTAATGCTTTAATGGGTGTATTAGGTGGAGAAAATATTGCATTAGATATTGATCCTAATACTTTAAATATTAATAACTGGGAAGAAATTGAAGCTAAAATTACTGAATTATATAATAAAAAAGCTGATTTAAAAATGTCTGATGAAGAATGGGAAAAAATTACAGAGCAATTAGAAAAATATGAAGAAATGAGAGATCAATACGAAGAGACTGTTGCTCTTCTTGCTGAGAACGGTTTAACTATTGAAGATCTTTTAAATCAAATGTCCGAGCTTGCTCTTGAAGAAATTACTTATAAAGTTGAATATCAAGTTGAATTAAATGACGCAGATTTAGAACTTCTTGAATATTATCAGGAAGTTTTTGAAGATGACTTAGGAAGCGCAAGTGAATTAATGGCCAATCTTTCTAATTAGGCAGGAATTGCTCAAAGTAATTTAAGCATTTTGGAAACTGGATTAAACGAGCTTAATGCGGCTTATGCAGCTGGTGAAATTAATGCAGCAGATTATCAAGAAGGTATTGCAGATATTAATAGTCAAATGATAGATTAGTTAAGTGAATTGCATGATATTCAAGATGAAATTGCAGAATTGTATGCTGATACTCTGGATATGGCTCAAGATGAAATGGATGCTCATTTAGACCATTTAGATCATATTGCAGATGTTATGGAGCATTATGCAGAAATTTTCGATTTAATGGGTCAAGGTACAGGTCGAGCTTATAAGAATTCTTTGATGGATATTTAGATTGCCGCGAATAAAGAATCATTAACTGCATAGTCAGATTTGTTTAATGAATTACTTGAACGCAAAAAAGAATTTGAAGCAAATATAGATGAAAATGGTAATTTCTCCACAGAACTTGAATAGCAACAATATGAAGCATTACTTGAAACCTTAACAGAAGTTCATGGCAATATGATGGATGCTGTTGCAGAAGGCATGGATCTTCTTGCTGCAAAATATGAAAATACTATTGAAAAGATTTTTGAAGATTTTGAAGAAAGAATGCTTGGTGCCAATCAGTCAATAGCTGATGTGGCAGATAAGTATGAATACTATCAAGAAACTCAAAATCGTCAATTAAGTGCGGCGCAAGAACTTTATGAAATGTCTAAATTAAATCGTTAGATAGAGCAATCTATTGAAGATAGTACCACCAAAGCTAATAAATAGATCCTTAAAGATTTACAAGCTCAAATTAATGCAAGAGCAGAATTGAAAGATATGACTGAATATGATATTGAAATGATGAACTTACAATATCAATTAGTATTAAAACAAATGGCTCTTGAAGATGCTCAAAATGCAAAGAGTGTAGTAAGACTTACTCGCGATAATGATGGTAATTATGCTTATCAGTATACTGCTGATGATGAAAAAGTTGCTTCTGCATATCAAGAATATGAAGATGTATTACAACAAATTAATGATCTTGCTTCTGGACGAGTTGGAGAACTTGAATAGGCAATGTTGGATGCACAGCAAGAATATGCTGATGCCGCAAAAGAAATTGCTTTGGATATGACTTTAACTGAAACCGAGCGTCAAGCAAAATTAGAAGAATTGGCTAAGAGATATGAAGAAACTTTACTTTATATCCAAGAAGAATATGGCTACGCTACGAGCGATTTAAAGAATAATTTGGCAACTACTTCAGATTGGTATAATACTACTCTGATAGAAGACAGTAATGCTGCGCAAGAACAAGTAGCAGATATGATTAAAAATGCTGAAACTTGGGCACAAGAATATGCTAATATGTTAACTGGTGAAAATGGTTCTGTTCTAAGCACTTGGAAAGATTATGCTGATGCTATTGCTACAATGTCTGAATTTATGGAAACTGCCTTAACAGAAGAAGGTATGAATAATTATCAAGCTGCCGCAGAGGCTGCAGGTCAAGCTGCCGCGGATGTAGTAACTATGCTTGGTGATGAATTAACAGATATTAATGCTGTAACACAAGCTTGGAAAGACTAGGCTGCTGCGATGGACGAAGCAATTAAACGTTATGAAACTTTGGCCGCAAAGATGAATGATGTTATGCGCATGCTTGCTGAATTGGAAGAGGCTAAAGGGCCTGCATTAGGAGATGCTTCTAGTAATACTTCTGATGATGGTAAAGATGTTTCTTTCGCTGATCCTGAAATTCTTGCAGCAGTATTTGGAGAAGAACTTGCTTCTCAATATACTGAAGGCAAAATTACTTAGGATTAGTTACTTGCAGAAATTATTGGCACAGTAGATAAAACGCAAGTTCAATGGGATGATTTAGAAGATGCCATGTAGGTATTGTGGGAATATCAATTAGACAAAGATAAAGATGAAACTAATGAAGAATATAAAAAAGCAAAAGAATTAATTGATGCCACTGGATTGAATTTAGAAGAAATTTGGGCATAGCTTGAAGCGCAAACGTAGGCTGAAATGGCGAGTATGTCTTCTTGGGCTATGGCATAGACTTTGATTAAAGATTCTACAGTTAATTATAATACTACTTAGAATATTACAATGACAAATGAATTCCCGAACGTTGAAAGTATAGAAGATATTAAATAGGCATTTGAAGAATTATTCTTATATGCTTCTTAGTATGTTGATAGCGATAAAGCTAAAAAAACTTCTGCTAGTGGCGGAGGTGGAGGAGGAGGGCATTAAGCCCTCCTTTTTTTTATTGGGTAATAACCTATAATTTATTTTAGATAATCTTTACGAAAATTAGAGTTATTGAGTAAAAGGAGATGAAATTGTGAATAAAGATACTATAAAATCTGCAGTTTTAGATAGTATAGCATTAGTTGCCAATAAAACGGCATCTAATCTTGCTTTTGATAAAACAATAGAATGCAGAGTAGTTAGTGTCGAAAAAAAAGAATTTGGCATTTACATGGTTGAATCTGATGAAGCTAAATTCGAAGCATATGCAACTGGCACTAATACTTATTATGCAAATGATATAGTTTATGTCACAATTCCAGGTGGAGATTTTAAACGACAAAAATTTATTATAGGTCGTAAAACTGATGAAAATGATGCAAGTTCAGTTTATAATTTGAAATTTCCATTTGATGATTTTATTAAACTAACACAAATTGATTTAACTACTATTGAAGAAGCGAAAGCTTTAGCAGAATTAAATTATAATAATACTGTTGATAATATTAATAGTAAATCTCATATTATGGATTTTGGCTAGGCTCAAGAAGCATTAAAAAAAGCAGAAGAAGACTATAAGGCTTAGCTAGAATATATTGATAAAACGTATGAAGTACAATCTCCTGTAGATACTGGTTTTTTGGCGAATTATAGTCAAGATAATAATATTCATATTTATGGAGTAAATTTTGTACAACCTATTGTAGGAATGTCTAAACTTGGTATTGAATTAGAAGTATAGACATTGTTAGGAGATTTCCATCCTATTAATGGTTTATATGGATTATAGATTGATGTACATGGTATTATAGGTCCTACAGAAGAAGTGGAATCTTATGAACTTACTGAATCTTTTTTATTTTCTAATAAAGATATGTATGGTAATTCATATGCATATTATAATCCTTATATTCAGTAGAAAGTATTAGATATTTCTAATTTTAAAGAAGTTCATTCTGTAAATATTTTCTTTGTATAGGATTGCATGTTTTATGATGAAGAAGGTAAATTAATCCCTTATGAAAAAGATGAAATTGATGAAGTTACAGGAGAACATGAGAGAGGTTTCTTACCGAAAAATATTTTCTTAACTAATTTTAAGGCTTATTTTGGTTTAGCTGGTTCAGAACTTAATGAAGAAAAATTATATCTTTATACTTATGATCCATTATGGTTTAATAAAGATAGTGAAGGATATAATGAAAAAACTTTACGTTTTCAGTGGGTTCATATTAAAGACGATAAGAGCGGCACTATATTGTTTAGTAAACCAGAAGATATTGATACTTTTAATAATGCATTAAGAAAAGAAATTTTCGGTGAAAATAATGATCATCCAACTAATGAGCAATTAATTGCTTATGAGAATAGAAAATTATAGATTTGTTGGTATATTGAAGATTTAGATGAAATTGCTTCAGCGGATGAAATAGCTGAGAGTTTAGGTTCTTTATATGCTGGCAATAGATGGAAAGTAATTACTGATAATAAGGCTGAAGCTTTAGATGAATATGGCAATCCAAAAGTTGGTTATTATTATGATAGTGGTTTCCCTAAAGGCTCTAATTCTTCAGTCTTTGAATATAGTATTAATTTTAATAATTTTAATCGCGACGAAAAAAATCCCACGATTTATACATATGCAAGATGTAAATATAAAGTAGCAGTTATTTTTGGTACTAATAAATATTTTTCATCTGAATTAACTTTCAAAAATTTTGCATCTTTAAATGGAACGGTTGAAGAGGGGCATACTGAAAATGCCGATATTATTTTTAGATGTTTTTCTGGTAGACGCTCTGAAGATGGTAAATATACAATTGAATGGGACGATAATTCTTCTATTGGTCGTTTTTATGTTTATGACGAAAATGACAATATTTTAATGGACAGTGATGGAAGACGTTTTTCTGACATTACTTATTATATGCAACTTTGGCATAGAGATCCAGATTATCCGCAGAATTATATTCCATTAATGTATGAAAAATATGATAATTCTGAAGATGCTGAAGATGGACATCAAATTACTAATATTAATTTTACTACAAAATGGTCTTTCTTTGATAATAGTACAATGTTGCGCAGTAGCAATACTCCTAATCTTACCGACGAAGAAGTTTAGGCTTTTGTTGAATTGCTCGGAATGCCAAATGTTGTAAAGAAAGAAGTTACCACTGAAAACGGTACTGAATTAATAATAGATTTTGATGACCCAGATATTAAAGCTTTACGAGAAATTACTCGAAGTTTTACGATTGAAGATCATTTATATTCTTATAAAAAGAATAATGAAGTAGTAGCAATTGTAGACAAAAATCATCAAAAATATTATGCGCATAAAGATTTTCAGTTTGGTCGAGCAAATTCTCAAGGTACTGAATATACAGCTACAATTGTTTTGAAAAAAGTCGGCAATATTGAAGGTGCTGATACACAATTAGTTTCTGGAAAAAGATTTAGCTTAGAATGTTAGATTTATGACAAAGATCATAAATTAGCTAGATTTGACCATGAGATACAATACGATTGGCAATTATTGAATGAAGAACAATGTTATATTAAAGTCGATAATAATAATGCTGGAGCTATTTATTCAGGTACTTGGTATAATTTTAAAGAAGACAAAAAAACACCAAATGCGGCACCTGCTTTTAAAGTAACAATTAAGAAAGCAGGAGAGCATGATATTTATGCAAAACGTGGTTTCTTGGCAGGACCTGAAAAACTTAATAATGTTCCATATGTCGCTATTATACCAGAGCGAGTAGAATATCGATCTGACGGCAGTCATCCTTATTATTATAATAACTGGTTCACTGTTTATGAAGCAGGAACCAATAAACAATTATATACTGATTGGACTATCAATAAGGATTTAAGCACTCCACATAGTTATATTACTCAAAAGGACGATAAATTAGTTGTAGTTCATACTGATATTATACCAGATGGAGCGATAATTCCAAAACATATTCCTGCAAAAACAGTTACTGAAAATAATGAAGAAGATACTGAAATTTCAGCAGAACATAATGATTATAAATTTGAAATGCAAGAATGGGGCAGTATTGGATTCTTGTGGGATAACCGTTTTGAAAATACAGTTTTATAGCTAGAAGGTAATTGTAAAGGATAGGTAATACGGCAAGCAATTGTCTTTGATTAGAATGTATATCCTTCATCTCTTGTTAATACTTGGGATGGAGTTGCTCTTTCTGTTGATGAAGCTACTGGCTCTATTTTAGCAAATCGTATTGCGACAGGTACTAAAGATAATAGCGGTAGATTTACTGGTATTATGATGGGTGATTGGTCAGCATATGGTGATGAGTCTGTTGATATTGCTGGTATTTATGGTTTTGAAAATGGTCAAGAGACTTTTGGATTTTTGAAAGATGGTTCTGGATTTATTGGTGCTGCTGGCGCAGGTTAGATTCGATTTGATGGCCGAAATGCCATGATTGCCAGCGCATTAAAAAATGAATTTGGAACTCCCTCTTGTTATATTAATCTTAATCCTGCTAGAGTTGGTAATCCTAATTCTGTTTTAAATAGTGATAGTCAATATTTCTTATATTGTGAAACTGATAGAGCAAAAGATGCAGAAGTGGGATTAGATTAGTCTTGGGTTAATAAATTTTTTAAGAAAAAACGCAAAGTCGATGCTGATGGTAATTATATTACAGATGAATTTGATCAGTATGTTTACGAAGAAAATGATAAAGATTATTTCATTGTTGACCCTACTCGTGGTGTATTAACTACTGGTGGTATTATTGCCAGATACGGTTATATTGGTGACTGGCTTATTGATAAAGGTGGTTTATCATGGTATTCAGAATAGGGCTTGACAAAAGAAAATTTTTATGATACAATATATTTTGGAAATTGGACTAGAAATCCTTATTGTATTATGTATCGTGAAGAATACGAAAAAGAAAAAGAAGATACTTATAAATCAATAAAAAATACTTATGATAAAAAACGAGAAGAATTAACTAAATAGTATGAAGAAGATTTAAAGAAAATTAAAATGACTGGTACAATTAAAGATGCTTAGGAGCTAGAAAAATAGTATAAAAAATCTTTAGATGAATTAAATACAGAAGAGAATAATGAGTAGAGTGCTGCATTAGAAGCTTTTACTAAAGAGAGTAAATATCAACAATATTTAATGTCTGCTGGACGATTAAATTAGAATCGATTTAATTATGCTAATAAAGGTGTAATGAATTTTGGTGTAACTGCAGATGGATATTTATTTAGCCAGTCTGGTCGCATCGGTGGTTGGATTATTGGTGCAGACACTTTAACTTCTGCTAAAACAAGTGAAATTGTTGATGATTAGGGAAATATTATATCTGTTCCTGCGGTTGAATTGAATGGTGTTGAAGGAACCGCGACATTTGGAGTTATTAACTCTGCAGGTCAAATGCAAGGTCAAGTTAATTTGGCGGGCTATTAGATGATTGGATAGAGTGATAATACTTCTTATGCTAATTTATTAAGTACTACCTCTATTAGAACCTTAGATAATAGCAAAGCAGATTCTTTTAACTTTAAAATGACGTTAATTAGTAACGGTAATGTAGATGAAGATTAGTTTGTAATTTCTGAGAAATATGCTGTTACAGCCGTAGAATATTAGTATGGAGAAAGTGATAACGAAACTATTTCTCCTACAGCTTGGGTTTAGGATTATATTGGAAACTCATTAAATAATATTGCAGTAAGAGGAAATCCTAAAAAATTCTTATGGGTGAAACAAATTTTTACGATATAGCCTATGGAAGGAAAATCTTTTCCGTTAGAAACTGATGCAATTTGTCTTGGAGAAAAAGTTAATGAAGAAATTTATTATAATGGGAAAGTAGAGCAATGTTATTTAAAATTAAAAGCTATTGAAATGTAGTATAATATTGTTGCAGAAAATGAATCGATTGATGTAAATTCTACTTCTTGGAAAACAATTGATGAACTTAAAAATAAAGATGAGAAAATTGCAATCACTAAAACAACACCAAAAATTATTACTAAATTAATTATATCATCTGTAGAGCATACTGTTGTCGATGAATCTAGTAAAGAACAATCTAAATTAGATTTTACTTATAATATTGGCATTACAAGTGCAACATTTGAATTATTTAATACTGATAATGCTTCTGGAAATATTGGCAAAACAGAGGATATTGCAATAAAGGGTGACACTTCAACTTTATCAGGAGAGACAGGACAAACTTTTCAAATAGGACATTTTATGGCCAATAGTAAAGTAAAATTTGAATAGTTACACACTTGGTCTCTTCTTGAAGAACAAAAAGGTTATTCATTAGGAATGTCCTTACAAACAGGAGAAGGAAATTCTTATATTGTTAAAACTGATGAATCCACTGGCGACACTACGGAAGAATATAATACAACTAAATTTTATATTTTCCTTGCTCCAACAATGGCACGATTAGCGAATAGATTTGCTTCACTTGGCACATATGCAAATCCATGGGATTATATATATGCTGGTACCTCAATATTTATTAATGGCGATGCAGCTGCAACTTAGCGATGGGCAGAAGATAATATTAGATAGCCTTTGTGGAATAAAATTGTTGCAGTAAACAATTTGGCATCTACAGCTTATAAGAAAGCAAAAGACGCTGCGAGCAGAGCTCATTAGGCGGCAAACACTGCAAATGAAGCATTGAAATAGACTTTTGTTAGTGCTAAATTTAATATGACTGGCGGAGGATATGGAAAACAATTAGTATTAATTCGAAAAAATGGAGCGACTTTAACCCTCGCTCCTGTCGCATCGCTTATACATAAACATACTCCCACTGTAACATGTTCTGAATCTAATGGCGAGATTACAATTAAAGTTTCTTTAAGCAATACTTCAATGAATGGTGAGGGCTCTGATTCTTTTAATATGGCCAGTACCGCTTTTTTCAGGAAACATGCATATGCTTCAGGAGGTAAACTTGATAAAGGCGGTCTCAATGGAGGATATACTGAAAGATATCGTAATATTACTGTTTCTGCGATACTGGCCGAAGATGGAACTACATTGGTTGAAAAATAGACTTATGATTGCCCAGATTATGGTAATGGATATAATAAAGGTTATGAGACAGGCTACGAAGCAGGAAAAAAAGCTGGCTATAGTTTAGGGTATTCCGATGGACTCGCTGATGCTCGCGGAGCTTAATAATATATTATAAAGGAGAAAAAGGATATGACTTTAACTTATATGCAACTTTCATCTATTCTTGAGGCTCTTAAAGAGCTTCAAGAAATGAAGATGTCATTTAAACTTAGTTTAATTATTGCTAAGAATATTGAAATGCTTGAAAAAGAAGAAGAATTTTATATTCGTCAAGAGCAAGAATTTGCAACGAAATATTTGCAGAAAGATGAACAAGGAAATTTTATTCAAAGTTCTGCGAATACTTTTCAAATTATTCCAGAATTACTAGATGAATGCATGGAAGCTCGTAAAGAACTTGACAGTTTTACAGTAGATGTAAATTTGCATTTAATTCCAGTAAGTTTAATTGAGAATATGGATTTTACTCCTGCTCAAGTGAAAGGATTAACTTTAATTATTAACGAGGAGGAATAATATGGCTCGTTTATATCCACCTAGCGTGGCGGGCACATTACCATCTTGTTATAATTATCCAGAGGGGATTGTCACTTTGACAATCCCCTTTTCTATGAATAAGACGGTAGCGGCACGCGCAATTAGTAGTTTTAGAGTAAGAATTAAAACAACTTCGACTGATAGAGTAATTGCTGATTGGCCTGAAAGTAGAGGTGCGGCAACACTTGATGATATTAATCCAGTATTAACAACTCAAATACCAACTGCATATATTCCTCAACTACGAGTCGGCAATTATTATAAAGTATAGATTGCTTATGTTGATAGTGAAGGAGTTATTGGGTATTATTCTTCTCTAAGTATTATTAAATATACAGGTAAACCAACAGTTCGTATTGCCGATTTATCTATTTCATATACTAATTTAGATATGACGGCGTATGTTGGTGAATATTTTAATCAAGAAGATCCAACTGAAATTGTATATCAATATAAGTTTTTATTATATAATGATGCAGGAGCGATTATTGAAAATTCTGGTTGGCGTATTCATAATAGTTATGAAGATGAACAGGCTGGTCAATCACGAGATACTTATGTTCTCAAAACTGCTCTTGAATTAACTAAAACTTACAGAATTCAATATTGTATTATTACAAATAATAATTTAGAATTACATTCACCTCGTTATATGATTTGCCAATCAGATTCAATTGAACCATAGCTTAAAGCTAAAATTTTTACAACGACTGATTATGATAATGGTTCAGTAACAATTACTTTATTAGGTGATTTAATTGATGAGGACGGCAAAGAAGAAGTAGCAACAGGTACTTTCTTAATTTAGCGTTCATCTTCTTCTGATAATTTTACATCTTGGGTAGATGTATTAAATTTTAAATTAACAGGTGAATTCCCTTCAAATTTTGTCTTTCATGATTTTACTGTTGAGTAGGGAGAAACTTATCGATATTCATTATAGCAATACAATGATTATGGTATTTATTCTCGCCGAATTTTAGCAGAAGATATTTATGTTGCTTTTGAAGATGCATTTTTATTTGACGGCAAACGGCAATTAAGAATTCGTTATAATCCTAAAATTGCTTCTTTTAAAACTACATTATTAGATTCTAAAAAGAATACAATTGGCGGAAAATTTCCTACCTTTTTTAGAAACGGTAATGTTGAATATAAAGAATTTTCTATTTCGGGTTTAGTTACTTATTTTATGGATAATGATGAATTCTTTTTTAAGAAAGATGAAATAGGATTTGGTGGCTGGGAAAATACTACCGATATTATTGACGCCAATATTTATCTTGAGCGACAATTTAAATTAGCAGTATTAGATTGGCTTAATAATGGAGAAGTAAAACTTTTTAGGTCCCCGCAAGAAGGTAATTATATTGTTCGTTTAATGAATACGACTTTAGCTCCAAATGATTCTTTAAGTCGTATGCTTCATACTTTTACCTGCTAGGCTAGTGAAATTGCAGATTTTAATACAGAAAATCTGACTAAATATAATTTAATTCAAACTGTTCTTGAGCCTGTACCTGAAATGAGATGGCGTTCTATTAATCTTGCTTAGTGGTTAAATGAACGTATTACTCTTCTTTCAAAAGATCCTAATTATAAAGGTGTAGGTCGCAATGAATTAGTACAGTAGGCTCGTAGAGATATACGAAATGGCACTCATGATTTAGCAGAAGGTAAACCTATTTATTATATTAAAGTTGAAGATGTTCCGTCTGGCACTAAACTTTTATTGGGGCATCAAGAAATTTTAATTGGCGCGACAGGTTATTATGAAGCTTTTTATGAAGAGCCAATGTATAATTTGCGAGTAAGTTCTATTAATGTAGATGAGTCAAATGAATCGGCGGTTCCTGAATCTGTGTATGAGGGAATGAATGGTACTATTACATATGGTACTATGTCTACAGCCACTAATACTTTTGATACAGTTACTTCTGTAAAAGTAAGAGACGTTCCTTGCAGACAATTCTTTGGCCCGCAAGAAAATCTATTGGCAGAATGGAACGATATTCGCTTAGAAGTTTAGCGTGTTTATTATGCTCGTTTCGTCGCACGGCATTTAGAAGAATTAGTATTACCTCTTGATACTACTATTGAAACTTTAAATGCAGTAATAGAATTATTTTCAAAACCTGATGCAAAAAATAAAGTATATTATTATACTGAAGATATTATAACAACACCTACTCAAGAATATGATACAAATAAAGATCCAATTGTAGTTGAGCCACAGACTTTAAAAGTATATTATTTATATTATTATAATGGCCATTATTTGGTTCCTGTTGGGCCTGGATAGACTCAATTTACTGATGAATTTGGTAGCCGGATAGATGAAGAAGGTAATGTTATACAGACTTATGCGGGAAAAGATTTAATTTTGTTAACTTCTGCTCAAGCAAAATATGCAGAAAGATATGCGGAAGGTTTGTGGAATTCTTTAACTCCATATTATGTATATTATACGAAAGAAGTTAATAAAGATAATTCTCCTGAAGGGAAAGAACCTAATTTATCTGACGGCTTAATTGATTGGAAATATACATATTATATGTTGGGTGAGACCGAAAATGGAACTAGTTTAATTCAATTAGAAAATTATGATACTACAGTAAAATATCATAAGTCTATAATTAACGTTGCTGATATTGATGAATATTATATTCCAGATTTGGATTATGTTCCAGATGATATTAGTATTGGCAGTGGTGTATATGCCGAAATTGGTTTACAATATCGAATGATTAGTTATTATTATGAACAATATCTTAGTGATCCTAAAGTTAATGACAGTAAATTGCAATGGTTAGAGGCAGAAGAAGCATATAGAACTGGTGTATTAAAAATGATTTAGGCTACTAATTAGACTGAACCATCTCGAAATACTGTTCTAGAAACCGTTAGTCCTTGTTATTATTTTGACACAGAAGAAGTTGATTTAAGACTAATCGAAGATATAGACAGACCCGAATATAAGAATCGTTCTGTCCCAATTTATTATTATTCTTCTCAAGTTGGAGAAGCTCCTAATTATAGTATTATAGAACCCAATTATAATATTGCTGATTTAAAAGCAAGACGTGATGAAACTTATGCAATTTTTGTTGCAGAACTTGAAGCATATAAAGAACATGAGGAGGCTGACTTAGTATGATATATGATAATCATTTCTTAAAACAACTTGATGAATGGCCTCAACGTGAAGTATTTGCTAAAATTGTTTCTTTAAGTTGGGATGAAAGTCCAAGAGAAGAAATTGAAGGTTATATTACAGGAGGATCCATTAATGTAGATGGATCCTCCGCTCTACGTCGAACTTGCAGTCTGACTATGATAACAGACACTCCTCGTATTAATGAATTATATTGGGCATTAGAAACTAAATTTCAAGTTTTTATTGGATTAAAGAATTTTGTTAATTCTGATTACGATGATATTATTTGGTTTCCTCAAGGTATCTATGTTATTACTTCATATAGCCAAACTTTAAATACTCAAGGTTATACTATTCAAATTTAGGGTAAAGATAAAATGTGTCTACTCGATGGCTCAATCGGTGGAAATATTCCTGCCGACCACGATTTTGGAAAAATTGATACGTTAACTGGCTATGATGAAAATGGTAATGCAATTATTGAAACTGAAGATATTTTAATTTATGATATAGTTCGAGAAGCAGTACATGTATATGCCAAAGAACCTTATGAAAAAATTATTATAAATGATTTAGAAGATTGTTCCGTTATGCTTTTAGCATATAAAGCAAAAAATATTAAATTATTTATTTATAATGTTTATAAGACAGAAGGTGCAGATGATTATATTACCAATATGACATTTGAAGGTCATTCTAGTTTGGCGACTGAACTAGCGAAATATTTAGATGGACAAGATTTTGAATATAATGGTAAATGGTATAAATTAATTAAAACTGTAGGCTTTAATGATACTGCTGGTTATCAATTAACTGATCTTACATATGCAGGTGATTTAATTTGCGCAGCAGGAAGTTCTATAACTTCTATGTTAGATAAAGTCGCAGGCATGCTCGGTGAATTTGAATATTTTTATGATTTAGACGGCAGATTTGTTTTTTAGCGCAAGAAAATTTACGCAAATATTACTTGGACAAATTAGATGAAAACGGCAGATTCTGAAATTTATTATGATACTCTTGCTAATTCGTCTGCAAATATGTATGAGTTTACAAGTGGTCAATTAGTTGAATCTTTTGCCAATAAACCTCAAGTAAATATGATTAAAAATGATTTTACTATTTGGGGCGAAAGAGTTGCTTCCAGCGGTGTAACAATACCTATTCATATGCGTTATGCTATTGATGTAAAACCTGATAAATATTTTTCTTTAATTGATGGTTTATGGTATTATGCAATGACTGAATAGCAATGTCAAGACACTCATTTTTTACCTGTGTTTCCTGAAGGAAAAGCACCATCTTTAACTTATGAAGAAACTCGTAATGGAGAAAAAGTATAGGTTAAAAAAGAATGGTATGATAATTCTTATTACACTACACATCCTTTTGGTACCCCTACTTGGTCAGATTATAATAAAGATGCTATTTATACTGATTGGCGTGAATTAATTTATAAAATGGCATTAGATTATATGAAACGAGATACATATTTAAAAAATATAGAAAAATATGATATTCTTGAAAAAAAATTAACAGATTAGAAAACTGATATTGAGGCTTATAAAAAAGAATTATAGGCTTTAAGTAATTTATGTGATATATATGCAGATACTATTACCGATGAAAAAATTCGTGAATAGAATGGTGTTAAATTACCTGATTGGATATAGACTTTAACAGATACTGCAGTATATAAACAAGATAAATTAAATGAATTATAGTGGTTAAATGAAACAGAAATTATTAAGTAGAATTATATAATTTGGGAACAAGATAATCATATTGACATTAGTAATTATATGACTTATTTTTATGATATGCTTGAATATTGGCCTCGTATTTATAGTTTAGGTAATTATGGTTAGTTTATAGATCACGAGACAGAAAAATATTTCGTAGGATGGCATCCAGATTATTTTTCTATTGCTGAATAGTCTATGAAAAAAGCAGATGAATCTATGTATACTTATTATTATCTATTTATGAATTAGCCAGAAGCAATTGTTTTTTGGATTGATTTCCAAGATACAGAGTCTTATCTCGGCAAGTATTCAGTAGAATTAATAGGTAGACGGACTAATACCGTTAAAGATACCAATATAAAAGCGATATTTTTTAGAGAGACTCCAAATGTGTTATTTACAAATCCTTATGATGAAGAAACATATAGACCTACTAATATGAGTTATGAAAAATTAAACTTATCTGTTGGTATGGCAAATTATTTTGTTATGAGTTTTCAAGGTAAAAGCGCAGAAGAAACTATGAATGAAAAAATTTATAATCATACTTACTATCAAGAAAGTATTACTGTAAATGTAGTTCCTGTATATTATCTTGAGCCGAATAGACGTATTCGTGTATTTGATGCTTCATCAGGAATTAATGGAGAATATATAATTAAATCATTTTCTTTATAGCTTGCGCATGATGGCATGATGTCTATTAATGCGACGAAAGCAGAAGAAAATATCTTATAAGGAGGAAAAGGAGTATGGCTAAAACTGTAGGACAGCTTAGATATTATGGAGAAAAAGATCCTCGTAATTTTCCTGCTGGGTTAGGTTCAGTGCATTTGTATAATGGTAATGCTCTAAAAGATTATTATCCGATTACTCAATTAGGTATTTAGACTGTGCCAGGAGCAAAATTAACTCTTAATAAAGATAAAATTCCTGTTATCATAGGAGTAACAGGTATTTATGAGTTAAATATTGATGGTTTAGCTCAAATTACTGATGTTAGTTTTGCTGCTGAAACTTTAAATTTAATTAAAGACCCAAGCAATAATTTTTATTTAATTATTGATTTTATTTCAGATAAGGAGGGCTAATTATGGGATTTTATGGTAATATATAGAACTCTAATAAAACAGCCTTCACTTTTGATTTAATCTATCATTCTCGTTTGACTATGGTAAATCATGCAAATGATGATGGTGTATTTTTAGGTCGTTATGTTTTAGTTGATTATGATGAAACTGCTGTGCTCGCTTATTACAACAGTACAGATAAATGGTTTTACAATGATAAAAGTTTATTGCTGCCCCATAAAATTTTAAACCCAAAATTTAATATTATTTATGAAGTAGCTAACGAAGATTATCCTGTAGACCAACCACGGTTTTTCTATTATCGTCCAAAAGGATTTTATGAAGAAAATTCTCCTGCTCAATTTGAGCCTATTTCTATAAAAATTACCGACGGCACAGGTGATGCAATAGATGCAGTATCTATCTCTCCATATGCTGTTAGTCATACATTAGATGTACGTGAATTCGGTCGTGGTTATGATTCTACTGTATGGTAGAAAGTATTTGATAATGGAAAATATAAATATGTTTTAGTAGCAGAATTAAATGCTAAAGTACCTAACTTTAGATTAATTGCCGATCATCCTACTGAAACTCCTGTGGCACCATATTTTGATCGAGATTCAACGACCATGGATTATTATTTGCATCTATCTTCTTCTTATGGCAATCGAGTAAAAGCTGTTAAAGATAATAATTTAAAAGATCGTTCAGACGAGAAAATGACTCGTTATGATATTTCTTATGATTATACAGATGAATCTAATCCAACCTGGTCTGAAAAATCTAATGAGTATGATGCAGATATTTATTATAATAAAGCTGGTTTTAATCCTAAACTTCGCACTTATGTTGAAGGAGATAAAAGTTTAAACACTATTAATTATGATAGAGTTAGTAGTGAAAAACGTTATGGATATCAAGATGGTCCTATTTATCAAGAAGGAAAAACTTATCCTGATACTTATGAATGGTATTTTAGATTACCAGTTATTGGAAATGCTATTTGTTCTTTGTGGGATAGTATTTATGGATATAATCCTAAAGGCATCCGCTATCATAATCTTGCTCAAAAAGATAGTGATTCTCTTAATAATTTAGTAACATATGATACTGAAACATTATATGGTACTTTAAATAGAGTTAGAGATTTAATGGGTCATGAATTTTTACCTGTTTCAGTAGCTCAATAGTTAGCAGAATCAGAAACTGTTGAAGGTAAAATAATATATTACTTAGCTGAGGGTAAAGGCAATACTACTTATAATCCAAATAATCAATATCAAGTTACAGATATTGAAACAGTTGGTAGTTTGGCTATTGATACTAAGTTAAAAGTTGATACAGTCACCGATACTCAATTATAGTATATCGCAAAAGATGTATTATATTATGATGCAGAAGACAAGGGTCCAATTAAATCTTATTATTATTTTGCTTATAGTCCTATTTTTAAATCTATTAAAGATGATAATATTGAACTAAAAGATGGAAAACTCCCAGATGGTGAATATTATTTTAAAATGGGTGAAGAATATATTTATGCTAATCCAGAATTATATAATTCTACAGATGCGAATGGTGTAATTGTATCGCCAAATTATGATCATTACTATAGACGCGTAGATCGTTGGGTGTTAACAGAATTAGAACAAGGGATCCCAGAAGATACAATCCATGGTTTAATTCTTAAATTGCATAAATTAATTGGTACTGGTGATGTAGACACGAGAGATAAAAATACTTTAATTGGTGCAATGCATCGTATTGAAGATATTGTATCTAATATTAATTTACGTTTAGCTCCTGGCCGTATGCTTCATACCAACTCTGATACTGGTGTAATTGAAACCACAGATACTTATTTCCCAAGTGCAGATTGGGATAAAGATGAATTATTAGCTGGAGATGGTTCTTGGGTTAGTCGTTTTGCTTCTGTAAAAGTTCGAGAGAATTCTACAAATGCGAACAGAAAAATACCCAAGGTTGTTGAATTCCAGACGACGGGTGCCGCGACCGGTGACGCGCCGGCGGTTTTAAAGAATTTACAAGCTGAATTGGTGTCTGATAATCAACGTACCAATGACGGCACTAATCTTGTCTATAACCAAAATCATGACCCCAATACTCTTATATTGGCCACTCGTGATAAATGGATTAAGCTTCACCCAGATGCTAATGATGATAGTATTGAATTTGAACATACTCAGTCTCCTCTTGTAACAAGATTGAGTTATGAAGTATTAAATACTCCCGGTTCAATGAGTGTTATTACGGCTCCTGAGGCAGATGTAAATAGTTCTGTAAATACTGCTAATTTTAAAGCAGGAGTTTCTGGCACTGAATTATCATTAATTCCAGATAGTGATACATCTATTATTTATGATGGAGACGATGCAGATAAAAATGATAATCGTTTAACCATTCCATATATTACTGTAGATAACGCTGGTCATATAATTGCGGCGAGCACTAAGAATTATAATATTCCTCATGGTTTTAAGAAGGTTAGAACTACAGAGATTCTTGATACTAATGAATCTGTTTCTCTTGATTAGGCTGGCATTTCAATTGCAGAATCTATCGTAGATACTTTAAATATTGCACCACGCAATCGATGGATTGATATTGCAACTGAAAATACTAATGATGCAGAGGGTGCAGCAGAAGATAAAATTACTTTTAGCCATAGATTAGTTCCAACTGATCCAGAAGATGATACCATAATTCCTACTTTAAATACTACTGTAACTTTAAATGGTGAACGTAGAACTAAAAGTTCTGATATTCCTACAGTTTATCGTTATGGTTTACCGTAGGATAAAACTGTAACAGATCTTGATGGGGAGTTTAATGGTGGTAGTGGTGCAGCGAATGAAGTAGCGAATACTTTTAATGTTCCATATATTGAAGTCGATAGAGCAGGACACGTTGTAGCAGCTGAAACTCATATTGTAACTTTACCAGAAAATTTTGAAACTATTACAGTAATAAAACAGAATGAAAGTACATCAACAGAAGCAGATGTTTTAGAAAATGATGCTATTATTACTGCAGATTCTTTAGCAGATAATTTAACACTAAAAACTGTCAACAGATGGATTGGTATTGGTTTAACTGATCAGAATAATGACGATATTCTTACTTTCGGTCATAGGTTATCAGATATTAAAAATGATACACCTCGTGTATTAAATGGCGCTCGTAAAGCACATAGTAAATATACTAATGTACAGCGTTATGGTTTGCCTTAGAGCAAATCTGTTACATTATTAGATCAAGACAATGGACAAGAGCTTGCAAATACATTTAATGTTCCATATTTTGAAATCGATGAAGCTGGACATATGGTATATGCAGAAACAAATACTGTAACATTACCAGAAAATTTTGAAACTATTACAATAGCAAAAGCATCAGATAATTTAAGTGAAGAATATGCCACTGAAGATACAAACACAAAAGCTGGCGCCACGATGGATGAATATGCTACTGCGAATATTATTAAAGCAGATAGTTTAAGTGACAATCTTACTTTTAATACTGGGAATAAATGGATTCGTTTAGCAGGAACAGATGAAAACGCAACGGATGATATTATAACAATTAGTCATGAAATACATAATATCCGCTCTTCTACTAGCGAAGAAGATATGGATACAGAAGCTAATAAAAAAGATCAATTTACTACTTAGGTTGTAGAATGGGACAATGCTGGACATATTATTTCACATGACACCAAGACTTGGACTCTACCGAATAGTATTCGTAATATTACAGTTGGTATAAATTCTGATAACTCCTCTAACGCTGAAGTTAACGATTCTACAGTAACTGTTCAAGCAGACACAACTTTTGATACAGTTAATTTTAATGCTTCTAATAAATGGATTAGACTTACCGCAAATGATACTAATAATACTATTACAGTAGGTCATCTTGCTCAAAGTACAGCTGGTTCTTATCCGAAGAAAGACACGGAAATAGAATTTTCTGAATTTGGCAGTAAAGTAACTTTATAGGGATATGCCATTGATGAGGCCGGTCATATTATTGACTATCCTACTTATACATTAGCAATACCCAAAGGTTCTTATAGTGAAAATGGAGGCACTGAAGGGGCGAATGTGCTTACTTCTCTCGCTTTTGTTGATACAACTGGAACTTTAACTGGCACTAAAGTAAATATTGGCACTTTAAAATTAGCAGAATATGAATTAGGTACTGATGTTAGTGCTATTGCAGCAACAGATTAGTTAAATAAAGCATTAAGTAAATTACAAGCCTAGATTAATGCTCATAAAACAAATACTGATAATCCTCATAATGTTACTGCAGAACAAGTTGGTTTAGGAAATGTTACTAATGAAAGTAAAGCTACTATGTTTGCAAGTGCTGCTTTAACAGGAGAACCTACGGCTCCAACAGCTGCAGCAGGTACAGATACAATGTAGATTGCTACTACAGCTTTTGTAACAACCGCAGTAACAACATTAAGTAGTAATGTTTATACACAACAACAAGTCGATGAAAAAATCGCAAGTGCTCTTAGAGAATTTGCTGAAACTTATGGACTTACCGTTCCTACAACTTAATACATAAACAAAAGGGCAGATTTATTCTGCCCTTTATTTTTTGAGTAAAGGAGAAATAACAATGGTTAATAGTCATGGTTATTATTCTGGCCATGTTGGTCAGCTTGACGCAGAATTTGCTGCTAATCAAGATCTTATTACACTAATTCGTGAAAAGCATAAGCTTTATGACTTTAAAGGTTTGGTAAAGCTTGGCATTCAAGCTCCTATCGGCACAAAGTTTGTTATCAATGGACAGACTTTGCGTATTGGCGCAACCGGTATTTACGAATTAGACCGCACTGTTAGCGTTAAAGAACTTTATTTCGTTGAAGATACTGAAGCTTTAGTGGACTATGTTTATTAATCTACTCGAACTTCTTTTGAAATTATAAGACGACCACAGGAAGGAGTTTGTTGAGTATGGCAAGCTTTTATGGAGGCGTTGGCATATCAGGTGGCTCCGGTGGAGGTTCCTCAGGAGTTGGAATCGCAACCATTGAATTTGATGAAAATCGCAACTTAATTATCTATCTTTCTGATGGAACCAAGAAAAATCTTGGTATTATTGATGGTGCGACTTATACACCAAAAGTGGTTGACGGAGTAATTTCCTGGACCAACGATTAGGATTTAGAGAATCCTGATTCATATGATATCACCGCAGGACTCGATGGAGGAGAATACTGGGAAGGTGTTACTTCTGAATCAGAACAACCCGCGGATGATAATCAATATTGGGAATCAATATAATTATTTGAAGGGGTGAAAAATAAATGGCTAAAATTCCTGTAGTATTTAAGTACGGTACTAGAGCTCAATATGACGCTTTAGCTACTAAGGATGAACATGCTCTTTATTTCTTAACTGACACTGGCGAAATTTATCGTGGTGCTGTTAATCTTGCCCGCGGCAGTCACTTTGAAGGTGAACTTACTGTTGATGACGCAGATGATATGGCCGTTATCGCACGTGTATTGAACGGTCAACCCGCAGTCCAAGATGATATTTTTGTCGTAAAATCTCTTATCGCAGATGGTAAGTATTCATATACTTCCTATATCTATGATGAGAATGGAAATTGGAAGGCCATGGACGGCAATTATAGTGCCAAAAATGTTTATTTCCACAATGACTTAACTGCTACTGCTCCTATTGGTGTTGTAACCATTCCGGAGACTGGTAGTGCTACTATTAAAGCTGAAGGCAAGAGCCTTCATGATGTTCTTGTAAGCATTCTCGCTGAAGAGCTTCAGCCCGAAGCTACTGCTCCAACAGTATCTGTTACTTCTTCCACTAGAGGTTCTTATGAAGTTGGTAGTGTTATTACTCCAAAATGGAGCGCAACTTTAAATCCAGGTTCTTATACTTATGGACCTGAAACTGGTATTGTAGCTACCTCTTGGACTATTACTGATAACGCAAGTACTCCTCATGCTTCTAGCGAAGCATCTGGATCTTTTGCTGATGTAACAGCTGAAGATGGTAAGAGTTATGTTATTAGCGCAACTGCTACATATGATGCTGGTGCAGAGCCTGTGACCAATATGGGTAATCCAGCGGAAGAGGGAATTCAAATTCCTGAGGGTGCAGCAACAGGTAAAGTAACTGTTGTTAGTTCTTACCGCAATTCTTTCTATGGTGTATATACATCTAAGGAAGTAGATGGTGTACAAACTGGTTCCACTTCTGATTCTATCCGTACACTTAAAGCAAGTAATAAAGCATTGGCTAATGGCGGTAGCTTTGATATCGCAATTCCTGCTGATGCACAGCGTGTTGTGATTGCTTATCCAGCAACCTTGAAAGACTTAGATCAAGTATTAGATGTTAATGACTCTAATGCTAATATCGTTAGTGCTTTCACCAAAGAAGATGGTACAGCAAAAGCTACAATTCAAGTTGCTGGCGCTAATGGATATAATCCTATTGATTATAAAGTATTTAGCACAGACTTTGCTGGCGCTTATGGCGCAACAAATACTTTCAAAGTAAAAATTAAGGCGTAAGGAGGAAGAGAGTTATGGCTTTAAACTTTGGTAAAGGTAATAGAAGTATAGCTTTCGCCCCGACTGCGGCATTCCCGCTTAACGCGAATAGCTA